GAGTTGATCGAGATCAACGTCGACCACGTGCCCTTTTCGCGCTGGTCGGTGTTCTGGTTCAACCGCCCGCCGCGCACGCCGCCAGTGGTGATCATCATGATCTCCTTGACATTGAACTGCGCCTTCTCGTCGGTGATCTCGTCCCAGTACAGCGGCAAGTTCACGGTCGAGGCGAGCCGCTTCTCGACGGACTTCCACGTGGTGCTGGTGATCTCCTTGCTCTCCTTCGGGTGACCCCAAACGGCGGCGCCAACTTCCAACGCGTAGGTCTTGCCCACGCCGCTGGTGCCCCACGCCGACAGCATGGCGCCAGTGATGCCCGTCATCGACATCAGCGGGGCCGCGAAGCTGGCGGCGATCACGACTTCGAGCTCGGGGCGCTTCTGCATGGTGATGTAGCTGCACGCGTTATACCACGGGTTCATCTGGCCAGCGGGGCGGAAGCGCTTCTGCGTCTCGCGGTCGGTGAGCCCCGCCTGGATCGAGACGCCGTCATCCCTATGAATGAAACCGCCGAAGGCGAAGCCCCGTAAGATGCCCGCCTCGTAATACCAGCCGAATGCCTGCGCGGTCTGGGCCACCGCAGCATCGTGCATTTTTGAAAGCCATGACATGAAAAACATCTCCAACTTTGTCTTGTTAACGGGGACGTATTTGATCTTCGCCGCCGCGAGCTTCTTGCCGATGTCCATGCCGCACCAGTCCTCGTGCTTGACGGACGTCCAGATCGTGTTGCCTTTGTCGTAGCTCACCTGAAAGTGAATGATGTCCGGGTCCTTCTGCACCCACGGATTGGTGATGCGGCAGAAGAACAGCGGGTGCCAGAGCTCCGAGACGTTGCCGTTCTTATCGGTCTTGTCCTCGATCGCGCAGATGATCCCCTCGCTGTTCAGGTCGTAGCCGTCGGGGAGTTGGAGCGCCGTCGCGGCTGCGGATTGAAGCGCCGGCGGGTTTACCGTGACGGTAACCGCCGGCGCTGGTGGTCTTATATTGAGCGGTGACTTGCCTTTCGGGAAGAGCGGGCACGACGCGCATTTGCTGCTGCCAGCGCCCGCAATGGTTGCGCAGCTAGGGTACCCAACTCCTCGCTGGTGTCGGTCAGCCACCTTGCGATCGTAGAGCGCCTGTGTATCTGCCGGGGAATAGCCCGCATGTAGCTTGGAAATCTTGTGCGCAAGGTCATTGCCGTCCTCCATGAACGCGGTGCAGAGCACCGATAAATTCCACAGTGGGTTGTCGTAGTCAGCGCCTCCGTTAAGCAAAGCATCACGTAAAAATCCGCACGCCTTGAACACAGGCGCTGGATCAATAAGTGACGGACCAGTTGGGGTGATGCCTGACTGTAGCGCGCCGCCGCCTTGCAGTCCAGCGAACGCTGCCGCTGGTGCGGTCGCCGTAAAGCTCGGGTCCATCACGGAGAATTGTTCACCCGGTGAGCTCTTTTGAACATCATTTGTTAGGGATCGGACAGACCGTAGGAACGGTAGCGCGGTATCGAAGTTGTAGTCGGTGCCAAGGTGCAGCAACTCCACCGGGCGAGGCGGGTCGTATTTATGATTAGAGGTCCCAGGGACACGAAGGATGCGAACGTCATCGGTAGTCAGACCGGTGTCGCAGAGCACTCCCTCAGCAAGCAGAAGCTGCTTCAAGCCCTCGGCGTAGGTACGCCACTCAGTCGGGCTAAGTGGTTGATCGCTGATCCAGTATATGTGCAGGCCGCCGCCGCTGTTAACAAGCGCGCTCGGTGGCGGAAGCCCGACCTTCTTGCGAAAGGCACTGATCGCGCTCCACGCCGCCTGCATGGTTTCGTAGTGCTTACTCGGGTCACCGGCCTTGACGTCACAGTCAATCCAGATCGCCTTCAAGCTGACGGCGTTCCTGTGCAGGCGGACGGCCTTCGCTTTACCGTTCCGGTTAGTCGTGCTCTCAGCCTGCAGGGAAGTGCAGTACCATACGTCGAAGAAAGCGTCGGTGGTATCAACCCATTTCGCACGGCTGATGAACTCGTTGATGGATCGGAATGGCCAGCCGACCACCCAAGGCTTCCCGCCGTTCTTAGCGGGGTCCGGGTTCTTCATATGGCAGTGGAGATTGATCCAGCCGGGGTCACTCTCCGACCCCGGCCAGACTACTACTCTCTCAAGAAACTGCCTATTGAGATCGACCGTCATTCACTCGTTACCGCTGTAATAGCGCTGCGACGCGCGCATCCAGATCGCCGTCTGAGGCTTCCGCAGGTCCAGTATCTTGAGTGGTGTCTCCCATGGACTGAGCCACGTCAGCCTGAGCCAGACCCGAACCACTGGGAGAGACCTCCACCACGCTTTGATCGCCTAGACCAGTTTCCACTACATTAGATACCTTACCCTGCGGGGGCATCACTTCACCGAAACCGGTATCGACCGGCCCCGCCACCTTCGCCGCAGCCTCTGCTTCCACCTTCGCCTTAGCTTCCGCCGCGGCTTTCACCTTCGCAGCCTCGGCCTCTGCTGCCGCCAGTGCCGCCTTCGCCTTCGCGACGGGATCGTCAGAAGGGGATGTCGTCGTCGGCGGTGAAACGCTCGGCTTCACAGGCTGGACAGTCGCCGGTTGCACCGTGTTTACAGGGGCCGCGAGCTTCCCGTTTGATCCGTTCGCCAATGCGGCGGGCCGCGTTTTTCCCACTTCGTTCTCACCCGTGATCCGGTAGGCGTTGGCGTCCTCACGCATGGGGAGCACCAGCGGCGCCTCGGCATCAGAGAGTGCCTGCAGCGCACGGAAGGTCATCTGCGGGTGGGGCTTATCCAGCTGGAAGCCGACCCGCGTGATGTAGGTCGAGAAGTGAAAGCCCTTCTTCTGCATCGCCTCACCCAGGATCGCGAGATCGTTGAGCGACGCTGCCGGCACGCGCAGATACACCGGCTCCATGAGTGAACTCCCCAGGAGCGGCTTGGTCTGCGACGGCAAGATCAGCACAGCGAGGCGCTTGTAGTCGCCGCACTCTCGGCTCTTGCGACCGTTCACTTCCTTCCACTCATTGCGCGGGCAGATCGCACACGCTTGCGCCTGCGGCTGAGCGACGTCGTGGTCGGGGTTGACGCCATCAAGGGCGGCGCACACCGGGCGCTGACCGGCGCTGGTGTCGTCGTTGAAGCTGTCCTTCGGGTAGTAGCTCTTCGACTTGTAGCTCGCTGCGCGCAGGACGATCACATCGAGGAACGCTGCCGGTGATCCGTCGTCGGGCCGCGTGAACGTGTAGGTCTCGCCGCGCAGCCGCAGCGTCCACACTTTACCTTTGTAGCCTACGACGCCGTAGGATGAGCCGATGCCGTCAGCAAGGCTCTCGTTGGCCGGGTTCAACCCGGCGAACGCCGCGCTCGGTACGACGTTATCAAACGCCGACACGTTCATTAAGTCAGTCGAGGTCATGGGGTAGGTCTCCTGTTTCGATTACCGTCGCGGTAAATCAAGCATCGCCGGCGCGACGGACGCCGATGGTGCGTAGGGCTGAGAGTTTGACGCCCGGGGGTTCGACCTTCTTCTCCGCGATGTAGTCGCGGACCGCGGTGGCGTTGGCCTTGCGGTCAAGAAGGTCCCAGAGGCTGTTGGCGATAACGAACTTCATGAAGTCCTGCGGGTCGGACAATGACGCGGAGTATCGAACAGAGGAGTAGACCGTACCCCCCGATGTCTTAATACTTTGCGCACCCGATGTGTCGAGCGTCTCCTGCAGCTTCGTGGTGAGCTCGTTCTGCATATCGGTAAAGGGTTGCAGTTCCTCTTCGTGCCGCGTCTTGATCGCCTTGATCTTGTCGCGCAGGGCGACATAGTTCTTGACGTGGTTGTCGACGCGGGCCGCGTGGTCGGTCATGTGATTTCCTCTATGGTTATGCGGCAACGCACCGGGGTCGGTACGCGCCAGCCGTGGGGGTAGGTCCTCAAATCGGGTCGGTTACGAATGTAGCCGTAGTGCTTTTCGATCCACTCTTTGCACTCGCGGCGGGTACGGAAGCCCGCCAGCGTCGCACCATCGCAGCCACTGTCCCTAGAGGGTGGAATTGAAGGCGCACATACGTCCCGTCGAGGCCTCTCACAGAGCGCCACTTCACGTACCAGCGTGCCTCGACCAGTGTGGGGACGATCACTTTTTCTTGTTCCCGAACAGGTTGCGAAGCATGTTCGCGCCGTCGGTGTCGTCGGCGCCGAGAGCTTTGCGCTCAGCCTCGCACGCCTCGCAATGGCATTCAGGGTTGACGGCGACCTTGGCGGCGGTGCTGTCATAGGTGAGGGCGATGCCGCGGCAGATCATCTCGCGGACTTCGTCGGGCTGGTTAAAGCCGGGGGCGAACATCGCCATCGGGGCAGCGTCCTCGTTGAACAGGATCACAACTGCGCCGTGGGCAGAGGGGACACGCTCCTTAAAGAACTCAACCATGTCTCTCTGGAATTGGACTGGGTCCTGATTTTTCATGCTGCTGCCTGCGTTGCGTTAGAGAGCATTTCCAGTAGGGCTTCCTGCACTGACTGCTTAGCCCTTAACATTGTGTAAATTTTCCGTTCAACAGAAGTTGATTGGAGGTGGATGATTTGCTGCTTGTGTTTCTGCCCGACCCTGGTGATGCGGGCATTGGCTTGGTCATAGATGTCCAGTGAAGTGATCGGCATATACCAGATGATGGTGTCGGCGGCGGTGAGTGTGATGCCGTGGGCCAGACACGCCGGGTGCGCGAGCAGCACCTTGTACTTGTCAGTGTTCTGGAAGGCGTTAAAAATCCGCGAACGCTCGCCTTGGCTCACTTGTCCGTGAACGGTGGCGAACTCGATGCCTGCCCCGGTGAGCACGTCCGCCACGCCCCCCAGTGTGTGGATGAAGGGCACGAACACCAGCACCTTGCGCTCGTTCTCGGCGATCAGGTCGACCATCACGTCATGGCGGGGTTTCGCGTCTGTCGGGATCGCGATGGTCGAGCCGTTGGCGTCCTTGCCGCCATAGACCCAGCCGCCGCTGACCTGCAGGAGCTTGCCCATGGCGACCGCCGCGTTCACCGCTGTCACCTTCTGGCCGGCGATGTCCGCTTGGAACAGCTTCGCCAACTGCGTGTAGATTTTGTTCTGCGTCGGGGTGACAGGCACGTCGATCGTGCGGCTGACCACCTCCGGCAACTCCACGACCGCGTCGAGTGAATAGCGCACGTTCGGCTGCAACATCCTGAAAGCGGTCTCGATGGCGTCGTCCTTGGGAACCCACTTGAAGTTGTTCACCTTGCGCATCAGCATTTCCTGCGCCTGCCGGAAATACTTCGGGACGGTGTGGGGAGTGACAATCTTGGCCTGCGCCCACACGTCTGTCGGGTCATTGGGCATGGGGCGGCCAGTCATCCCCCAGCACACTTTAAAGCGTTCGCTGAACTTGCGCATCGCCTTGGAGCGGTCGGAGTTGTTGCGGTAGACGGCTAGCTCGTCGAGGACCAGCACGTCGATGTCTGTGCGCAAGAGCAGTTCTGCGGCGACGGTCTTGAGCCCGTCATGGTTGATCACGAATATCTCGGCGTCACCCCTTAACCTTTCGAGGCGCTTCTGCTTCGAGCCGTGGAGCACTGCCACCTTGCGGTGCGGCAGGGTCGCGAACACCTCGGCGGCCCACACAAAGTCGAGTGTGCTCAGGGTCGCGACCACCAGCAGCTTGCCGACCAGCCCCTCGGTGTGGAGATAATCCCACGCCCACAGCGCCGCCTTCGTCTTGCCGGTGCCCATGGAGTTCAAGATGTAGGCGCGCTGCGCTGTCGTCATCAAGTCGCAGGTCGAGCGCTGCACGGCGAACGGCTTGCCGCCGCGCCAGTCGTAATAGCAGAGCATCGGGTTCGGTAGCTCGTAGCCCAGATGCCTCAGCGCGATGGTCGAGTGCAGGTCGTGCGGCACCACCAGTTGCTGTTCGCCAAGGTGCGCCAGATTGTGCGCTCCTGGAAACATGGTGATGGTCCCGCCCGTCCGCGGCACGACCAGTGCGCGGTTCGCTCGGGAGACAATCACATGACCCTTGGTGTTAGCTAACATCGAACTTCTCTCTCAAAACCATCCGGGCTCGTTCCTCGTCGGTCGCGTATTCCACTCGATAGTAGTCGCTGTCGACGGCTCGCGAGAGGCGCCGCCACTGACACGCGTTAGTGCGCCAGTGCCACCACCGATGCTTGCGCTGTCGGTAGAGCGGGTTGCGTTCCCATTCGCCCCAGTCTACGGGCAGACCGACGCCGTAAAGGAGGACGCCCATTACCGTGACAGTAAATCTTTGATGGTCGCTACGCGCTGTCGCGAGAGCGCGTCGTTCGGGTGCGCTTCCAAGTGCGCCATGATCCCGGCGAGTTGCTTCGTCAGCCGCTTCTCCTTGCTACTCGGCGCGCAGGTGTTGTTGCCGGTGCGGACGCGTCGCTGGGCGGGGGCTGCTGGGCGCTCATCGTCAGTCTTGCTCGAAGTCGACATGATAAAACCTTCTGTGCACGTGAATAAGGGCGATGGCCTTCTCGCAGCTTTCCTCGTCGTGAACCCGGAGGACCAGCCCGCCAGCGACCGCGATGGCCGCAGCGGTACTCTCTTGCGTGGGCGTTAATTTTTCCTTCCCGCTGGCCTTCGTCTCGATGGTGACGAACATGCCGTCGATGCAGAGGATAAAGTCGAGGGCCGGGGCGCCATAGCCGGACTGCACCGGCATGAATGTCCACGCCTTCGGAAAGTGAAGCTTGATCTTCTTCTTCAGCATGGCTTTGATCCGGCCCTCGGGAGTGCTCATGTCGGCCAGCCACCGTCCTCACCGCCATCATCATCATCATCGTCCACCACTGTGGGGTTCGGGTTGACGACCAGCTTGTAGCTGTAGAGCCCGTTGCCGAGGAAAAAGCGCAAGACCGTGTGTGAGCCGAAGCGCTTCTTCCGCATGTGCCGTAACTGCGCACTGACAGACGCGGGCGGGGCATTAGTGGCCGCCGAAATCTCGGGCAGCGTGCGCGACACGCCGTCCTTCATCAGGTCGAAGATGCGCCGGTATTGAACGCTCAGACGGGAGTGATCCCGTTGAGTGACATATTCCGGTCCGTTGAAGTGTGGTGTGCTCATGTCCACCTCGTGAAATCTGGGGGCTCGGGTTGCCCGGCCAAATCGCTCGGCTCGGGATTTTCGTTTACCGTCGCGGTAACTTCGCGCTCGGGCCGGGATTTTGGGGTCCGCCGGCGGACGGGCGAGGCTGCCAGCGCCTTTTCAATCGCCGCAACTGGATCGTTGCCGTCCACTCCGACGGCGTAGCCCCCCTGGGGAGACGCGGCTGCGAAGTTGCAATGGAACGCGTCGTTCTTGAACGCGACGGAGAGGTGGACGAACTCGCCCTTCTTGGCGAGAGCACGCAGGCGTTCTTCAAGCGTCGGCACGGAGAGCCTCCTTGTTGGCTTTGGCGATCTGGGCGCGAGCACCGCCACGAACGGCGGGTCGCGTGTAGGGGTGCGGCACGATGATGAAGCCGTGTCGCTCCATGTGCTCAACGATGCGCCGCCCGTCGAGGCCGTGCTTCATGATGGCATTGGCGAGCGCCGCCCTCGCTTGGTCGCCAGTGTGTGATCGGTTGCTAGGTCCGGCCATAACGATCCTCCAATGCTTCGCGCGCCACTCGGGTCGCGCGCTTGTACTCGTATTTGAACGGGCCGATGCTCTGGTCGAGGCGGAAATGCCAGCTTTCACGTCGCAGGTTCTGTCCGATCCAGCGCCGCCAATGCCACCACGGTGTCAGCATCCACGGTCGCCGCGTCGGGGCCGCCTGTGCTACTCCTGCGGGTCGGGCCATTTCTACCGGGTCCGTATATTTGTAGCCTTCGATCTGCTGGCTCGTAGCAACCACAGGCCACGGGTGCTTGAACTCTATCCCCTCGGCCCCTTGCCGTGGAACGGGCATGACTGCACCACGCAATGGCGCTTGCACAGGCCGCTCGGTTTGGGGGGGAACGCCTGTGCCTTTGTTGCTGTCTCCAAAGCGGTTACCCGCGGCAATAAGCTCACCCATTGATCCGCTACCTCTTGTCTGTCGAACACTTCGGGGGTCGTGCACTCTTCCTTCAGCCAAACGAACTCGCTGCGCACCTTCTTCACATTCGGAAAGTGCGAGAACAGACACTGGGCCATCAGCATCAGCTGGACGCTGTCCTCTAAAATCTTGCCAGTTTTCCAGTCGAGGATCAGCGCCACGTCATCCCAGATACGCACGACGTCGCCGATGCCGCGGTACCATACGTTGCGGGCGAAATAGGTCGTAGCTTGGAAGTCGCGCGTGATGGCGTACTTCTGCTCAACAAAAAGCTGGCCGGGGCCAGCCTTCACGCGATCCACCCACGTCTGGAACGTCGCCATGTCTGCTGGCAGCGGCGCGGCGCCAGAGATGGCCTTCGCCAGCGCGGCGTGCACGGCGTTGCCCCAGTCGAGCGGCCCACCCGGGACGTTCTCTTCGGCATAGGTCTTGGCGAGGTCGATCTCGTAATGCCGCTTCGGGCACACGTCGAAGTTCTTGAGCTTCGAGTAGGACCACGACCATTCTTTCGCCGGCTGTGGAACGCCGATACCTGCTACTTTGGCCATGTCGCCCCCTTCTGTCGCCCGTCGAGCAGGTCGAGCGGGTCGCCCTGAACGTGCGTCGTGCGCCGATTCAATATCTGGGCGATCTCGTTGACGGTCATGTCGAGGCCCCCAACGATCAGTGTCTTTCCGGGCTCGGCAGCGAGAAGCGCGTCGACGGCGACGCTCACGTGGGCGTAGGTTCTCATCTGCTCACCCGTGCCCCGCACTTCGGCGATGGCTGCGGCTCCGAACTTGTCGACCACGCTGTGTCCGCCCGCGCCAAAGACGTTGGGGAAGCGGACGATAGCCGCACCCACGTGGGCGGCGTAGTCCTCTGCCGCGCGCTTGGAAATTGCATACGGGGTGTGGGGGTAGTTGACCATCGAGGACGACGCGAGCACGAGGCGGTTACCGTAACGGTAAAGAAGCCGCAGCGTGCCCATGATGTTCACTTCGGCGCTACGGACGAACTCGGGGTCAGCGGCCGCGGTGTTGGCGGCCAGATGGTAGACGCGATCCGCATCCGGCAGGTCGCAGGTGAGGATGTCCTTGCCCTGCCTGAGGTCAATGCCGATGTAGTTGCCGTCGAGGCGGCGGCCCAGATGTCTGCCGATGAAGCCCATGTCACCAGTGATAATCGCTACCATTTCACGTCTCCCGCCTTGCGTTCGGCCAGCGAGAGGCGCCTGACGTTGTTGTGGGCGGTCTCTTCAAGTTCAAGCTCGCTTATCATTTTGTGGGTACGGGGGTCGAACCGGGCTAGGTCCTGCTCATCGAAGTCGTCAATCTTGAACGCGTCGGGGCTGAACTTCGCAGCGTCCACCGCCAGCGCGATGTTCGCGACCAGCTGGGTGCTGGGGTACTGCTCGCGTAGATCAGTGAAGTCGACGCCGCCCACGCGCAGTGTCACCTTTTCAGGGTCGTTGGTGTTGACGATCTCCACAGCATGGCCCGCGATCAGCTTGGCCATGGTCTGAACCCTAGCCTGCGCCTCTCGCACCATCCACGCGTTCTTGTCTGCGTGCTCGGGGCTGTCGCCTATTCCGATAGGTGTTTTCATTTGTCATCCCAAAATGAGGGCGGGGTTAAGTGCTTGCGGTACTCGGCACGGCTGCGCTGCTCTGCCGCTTCCTTCTCTTGTTCGGCAGTCATTCCCTTCACGCCGTTGAAGCTGTCGAGGGCTCCGATGGCGAGGCCGATGTTAGCGATCAGTTGCTCGCTCGGCCATGTGTCACAATAGGTCTCGATCCAGCGGACGTGACGATCGGCAATGAGGACCACCACGCGATCGCGGCGCTTGTCTTTCTCGGCCCAAGTCAATCTCACCTTTTGCGCTTCGGCCCACCGTTCGAGGAGCTCCCGACGGGTTTGCACCTCTGCCGCGCATCCGTACTTTGAGTAATACTCGCGCTCCCCGTTCATCGCTGCGATGTAGGCGCCTTGGCGCATCTCCAACTCGGTTTTGGTCGGCACGGCCGGCGATCTCCTGGTTGGCGCGGCTCTGTTACCGCCGCGGTAAATCTAAAGACGTGCAGCGCGCGGCAGCGGCAGACCCAACTCGTCTTCGAGTTCTTGCTGCAGCAGCGCCATCGCGCGCCACGCCAATGCGGCGGTGTGGCGAATGCGATATTCGGTGCCGTCCACGACAACGATGTCGTAGCCACCGCGTTCCGTCAGATGTCGCGCGATGCAGTCAGCGTGATCCATCGACTTGCCGCGCGCATGGTGCATCGGCTCGCCGGGATTATGCTTCATGTTGCCGATGCAAGAGACGTTCGCCACGGCGGCGCACGCGTCGGGGAAGTAGTCGATCAGGCCGGTGCACATGGGCAGCGTCTTGCGATACGCGCTGTCGCCAGTGATCAGGCGGGCCACGTTGGGATTGGAGCGCTTGCTCCCCACCTTGCCCTCCGCCACCCTCTTGATCAGGTGGTAGGCATCGCCAGCGGCGTCGTTGCCGGTCGGCGGCGCGGCCATCGCCGCGATTTCGGCGGCGGCGACACTTTTATTATTACGCGCGCGTTGTGGCTTATGCTGCATCTGCCTGCTCCCTGTTGGCGTAGGCGAGCTTCATAAGCTCCACGATCTCTGCGGACAGATAGAGGATTTCCATCCCCTCGCTCTGCAGCGCTACAGCCGTGCGGTGCTCGGCCTGCGCGCCGTTGGACTTCTCCCAACCCGGCAGGAGAACAATCATGTCCGCGTGCAGGCAGATGAAGTCCATGTCCTCGGAGAGTGCTTGTCGGAGAGAGAAGCCGTGCTTGGCCTTGGCTTCTGCGATTGATCCAGCGGCGTTGCCTGCTGAGATGTTGACGCCGCCGTGGCGCTCGATGTCCTTCTCGGCGGGGTTGAACACCGTGTGGCCGTTCTGGCGAAGGACGTGGGCGACGGCGTGGAATGTGGGGAAGTTGAACTCTGGGTAGCCCTGCATGGGGCCGGCGAGATAGATGTCACGTGGCTTCGTTGGCTGCGGGATCATTTCGCTTCTCCATATGACTGACCGGTGCCGATGTCGGCGGTCAGCGGGATGTCCTTGCCCCATGACGGAGGGCGAACCATTTCCGAATGTATCAGTTGCTTGGCGAAGTCAAGTTCACTGTTCGGGACGATAAACACAAGTTCGTCATGCGCCTGCAAAACAAAGCGGTACGCCTCGGGATGCGGTCGCAGCTTCCCCCTATCGCGTATGCGCAGCGCGGCGTTCATGACGATGATGCGCGCCAGCGCTTGCACGATGTTCTCTAGCATCTTCGCACCATACATGCGGTGCCAGAACTTGCCGTAGCGATACTTAAACTCTTGCCGCCACTGTTCGCGGCCGTTCTTGTCTGTCGTCTTGATGTTGTGTGACTGAGGCTCCGCGTACTCCATGGTCATCCCACTGGGCAGGAGTATCTTGCCGAAGCTGATGGTGACAGGACCGAAGTGCACAGGCGGCATGTGTTGCGTCGACCACTGCGTGGCCACGATCTGGTTCAGTCTGTTCCAGCCAGCGGGTATCTGGAAGTAGCGCTTTCGATATGCGTCCACGCCTTTGTCGCCGATGGCGCGCGTGTAGATTTGACTGATGTCCACCTGCTGGGCGCGTGCGCTCCTGACCACCATGGTGTCGAAGTTGTCCTTGCCGCAGCCATAGCCAAGGCCCAAAATCCCGGTCTTGCCGATAAAGCCCATGATCTCGTCGACCGTGCCCGTGAGCTTGCGGTTGACGGGTCGACCGAAGATGTCGCCAGCGAGTTTGTTGTAAGGGTCCAGCTTCTTGCCGAACTCCTCCATGAGCGCCGTGCAGCCGCATATCCATCCGACCAGTCGCGCCTCGATCTGTCCCAAGTCGCACGTGACGACGGTGTGGCCGGGCGGCGCCTTCAGTGACAGGCGCAGCTTGCTCTTGCCCTTCGATCCGCGGACCGTGGGCATGTTCTGCATGTTCATCTTCCAGTCGCCGCTCAGACGGTGCGTGTGAGCTCCGCCGTAGCGCAACGGGATCGGCATCAGGGAGAACAATTTACCGGGACGGTAATTCGGGTCGAAGGCGCGCGCCATTTCCTCCTGTGCGATCTGGCGCAGCATGGGACGATAGGCGGCGAAGCTGTATACCTTCTTCCAGTTCAACTCGCCGATGGCCATCAGGGTCTTGGAGCGTGTCTCTTCAAGCGTGCTCTTGAGACCGATGCGCGCTGCCGCGAGTGCTGCCACTGCCGGGTCGTCGCTGTCGATCAGGCTCGCCATGAACTCGTCGGTCTTGGAGAACGCTGGCGTCTGCTTCGGGTTGCCGTCCGCGTCCTTGGCTGTCGGGCTGTCCTTTAGCTCCACTTCCACGCCAAGCGCTTCCAGCGCCGCCTTGAACTTCGCTGTCGACATGATCACGGACTTGTCCACACTGCCGGCGTCCACGATCAGCTGCTCTTTCGCAGCGACCACGTCAGCGATGTGCGCACGCAGCAACTCAGTATCCACCTGAAAGCGCGGTTCCACGCAACACCGGAGGACAAGGTCCATCAGGCGGCGCTCACTCCACGGCATGCGGGGGTAGAGGTGCTTGAACACGCCTTCGCAGAGACGGTTGTCCTGCAGCGAGTATTCTTGATAGCTCGCCCACAGGTCAGGGTTGGACTTGATGGTGGCGCGCGTCATCCCTATGACGTTGTTGATGGCGTCTCCTTTGCGGCCCAGGTTGAGGTGGTCAGCTATGCTGGCGAGGTTGAAGCGCACCAGTTCATGCCCCATGAGGGCGCGCGCCATCGCCATCGCGTCAAGCATGGTGTCGGGCACAAAGCCGTAGACCCATGAGAGGATGGCGTTGTCGAACAGGGCGTTGAATGTGACGGTGGTTGTGGTCTCGGGCTTGAAGCCGGAAATGAACTTGGCGAAGTCTGGTCCGTCAACGATAAAGTGATCACCAAAATTGACCTGCGCAGCGCAGAGGATCGTCTCGTATCGTGGGTCCAGAATGTATTGGGCAGGCGTCATCTTTCGCAGGGAATAGTCCTGCGAGTAAAACGTCTCGAAGTCGAGGATGAGAACGTCGTTGGACATCAAGGCTCCGGGGGAGGGGCTTGCCCTCCCCGGTTAGCGTTCAGAGGTTAACAATCTGTTTATCGAGAGCGACCTTGATACCTTCCCACACGTGCGGCCGCTCGTTCAGGATCAGTCGCATGTTGTTGTAGGGCCGGTCAGGCACGTCAGCCGGCACCAGCTGCATCGCAGCCACTGTCCCTGCCGTCTCCCGGATCAGCGGCAGCATCTCACCTATCCCTGCCGGTGTGTTATAGCGCACCGGCGCTACCGTCATCTGGGCGACGCTGCTATTGGGGCACAGCGACATGGCAGCGGGCCAGTAGTTGCGCACCGCGCCCTCGGTGGCGTTCATGTTGAACCAGCGCAGCAGGTGTTTCACCCGGCCGTATTTCTCGTGGATCGCCTGCATGCTGGCGATGGTGGTCAGCAGTGGCTCGGCCCACGAACTAATCTGCAGCATGCAAGGCTCGATGGCAGGGACGGAGGCGTTGTCATTCTTATAGGTCTTGTACTCCATCACGATGTCGCACACGCCATCGTCGATGGGGTAGACTTTGTTGGCGTCGGTGCTCACCATACCCTTGACCGCCCGCAGCTTGGCAAGAGTGTCCTCGCTAAACAGCCACGGCAGCACCGCTTCGCGGTGGAAACGCTGCGGCACGAACATGCTGATCTCGTTGTAGCAGGTCTTATCCAGCGTGCCGATCGCCGTCTCCATGTCGCTACCGGTGAACACGCCGCGCGGCTCGGTCGGCCTGTTTCGTCTGCTATTCCATCCCATGATTGCTCCTCTTGACAGTGGTTAAATTGAGCGGTACGCCCGGCTAAGCGCTTGGGCTGGCCGGGCCGTTACCGCGGCGGTAAAACTCGGACTGACGGGGGTGTGTCCCCATCAGCAGCTGGTCTCGCTCGTGCCGCAAGTTGTCGAGCCACAAGGCTTCCCACTCGCGCAGTCGCTCCCGAGCACTCCATCGCGGGAGTGTAGCGCTGTTATATGCGATGCCGATGGTCATGCGCTCCATCGTCACCCGATAGCGCTTCATGGCCCTCGCGTAGGCTCGGTTGAGCATGGTCGTGGCGCTGTCGCCTGTCACCGGATGCCCAGAACCCATAGCAGGCCCCCAATGATCACCACCCACATCGCTGCGCTCAGCACGACGCTGGCCAGCGAGGGGCGGTAGACGGGTTTGTCGTCCATCAGTCGCGATCCGGGTTGATCTCGACCACGTCACCCCACGGATAGCCTTCCGGCCCCTTGGCGGTGCTGGCCCAGATGCAGACGTAGTCGGGCTGCGTGGCGGGGAAGTCGACGTAGCCATCGGTGAAGCCGATGAACACCTCGGGCTTCTCACCTTGCTCCCTGATCCAGTCGAACACCGGATGAACTGACGTGCCACCGCCGCCCTTCACGCCATCCTTGGCGATCTTGGCCTGCATGTGCTGCATGTCGCTCACGTCGGTGATCTCGTCGATGCCGTCCTCGTAGATGCCGTCGTCGCACCACACGATGGTGAGGCGCTGCGGGCAGCAATCCTCCACGATCGAGCCAAGCTCGGCCATGTACTGACAGAGCTCCTTCTCGCCGATGGAGCCGGACGTGTCGCCCCACACCACCACCCACCCGGCACCGTTACCGGAGCGGGACGGCATGTAGAGGTCACGCGTGATGAAGCGACGGTCAGGCCGGCGCCAGTTGTAGCTGCCGCTGCCGACCTTGCGGTTGAAGATGCCGCGGATCATGTCGGTCCACAGCACCTTCGGGTTTAGCACCGTCTCGAACATGCGGGCCAGTGCACCCTGCATCTTGCCCTGCGCCTTCATGGCTTCCAGTGTCTGCGCCGCCTTGATCTCGACGCCCCACTGCTGCGGGTTCTGCTGTGCCGACTGCGGGTTCTGGCCGGTGCTGGCGCCGGGAGCGAGGATCACGTCGAAGCCGTTGCCCGGCAGGTCGCCGTTGGCCTCATGGTCCTCGTACAGCTTCTTGTAGATGCTGGTGACGCCATCCTCGGCCTTGGCGATCTCGTCGTCGAGCAGACAGTCCTTCGGGGGTGAGCCGATGCGGCTGTCGCGGAGCAGCGCGTTGATGCGGTAGTCCATCGCGTGCTGCATCACCTTGTTGTTGAACGGCTTGGTCGTGCCGTCGTCCATGGGCACGACGCCACTGGTCATGCAGCGGTGCAGGAACGGCACGTCCATGTAGACGTTGTGCACCACTTCGTGGCCGATGATGAACACGCGTTCCTTAAGGTCGTACTTGAAGAAGGTGTCGGGGTTTATAAGGATGTTTCGCGCGTCCGTCGCGGCCACTGGTACGCTTCGCGTCGCGACGCAGGCGTGCTTGCCCTTGTGGTTGACCAGCAGCTTGTAGAAGAGATGCCTGAACCCGGGACAGGTCCACGCCATCAGGGACATTGTATCTTGCCACATCGTCTGCTGCTGTGGCGTGAGCCCACAGTCGGTCAATTGCTCGGGACCTAGTTCGCTTACTCCTGGCAGTGCCAGTGTCTCGGCCGTAGTTGTCATAGAGCTTGCTCCTCTCCTGTTTCCAGTATTCGATCCGGGCCTGTAGCCAGTCCCGGTAGGCTTCAAACTCGGCGCTCGAAGCGCCAACGCACCAGCCCCGTCGGAGCCCCTCATGTGCAGAGGCCTGAGCCCGTGCGATGGCGCCCGTGAACAGCTTGCGCAGGACCACGCGGGGCTGGTGCTTCACGTGTCGTCCTTCACTGTGCGGCCCACTTCCTTGATCATGTTGTAGGCGGTCTTGGCTCGCATCGCCGCCATCCACGCGTCCTCGTCCTCGTGGCCCGGCCTGAACGTGGAGGCCCGCTCGATCACGTACCGCTCAGCGAACGAGCGGTAACGCGTGTTGCTTGGCACCTTGTTAGGCTCGGCCGTCGCCGCCATCGGAGCCTGCACCGGCAGTGGAGGCGGGATCGGCGTTTGCATGTTGGTCAAGGTGCCAACCCTGCCGCCATGCGCCATTTTGTAACCTTTACTACTTGGCAGTGGCATTACTGTCCCTCATGGCGCCCATCAACTCGCTGCTGATGGTATCGTCTCCGGTGCTCTCCGTCTCGTCAAGCCCCTGCTGGATCACATCATCGAGCAGCTTGATCTCTTCGTGGCCGGAGAAGAAGTCGTCGCTGAACACTGCGACCTGTGGCTTGATGCCATCGGCAAGGAGGACCGCGGTGGCGTAGACGTGCCGGGCTGCATGCTGCAGCGCTGCACGCATCACCTCGTTCTTCTCGTTGTCCGCATAGTCGACCCGAAGCTCGACTGTGAACTGTCTCTGCATGTGTGCTCCTCTCGTTAGTGCCGTCAGCTTCTGCTTACGCATCTGCCGGGGCGAGTTCAACTTCCAATCCAACAGCCTCACGAAGTTGTCGGGGTTGGTGGTAGCGTCGATGTTCATGATCACGTCGTCGTACTGATCGGTCGGCACTATCAGCAACTCCGATTTACCGCGGCGGTAAGCGCCTCTGGCGCACGCTCTCTTCGTTGACCCCTGTCATGTGTCCGGTCAGTCCGGCTGAGTAGGTTGTGTCCGAGAGTGTGGCCAGAGCGCATACGGGCTCTAGTTCGACAGGGATGCGATGATCGAGACCAGCGCCGCGTTCTTGTTGATCCACGCCTGCATCGCAGGCTGCGAGATCATGCCTTTGTAGTCCCGACGAAGCAAGGCGGAGATGAACGTCACCCCCATGTCCTTCGGGAACATCTGCATGTAGGTGATCAGCGCCGACAGGTCCTGCGGCTGCGCGTGGCCAGCAAGCTGGTAGGCCATGAGCATCTGCAGGTCAGCACGTCCGGGCACCAGCGACTTGTCACTGGGCTTGGCGACCACGTCCGCGTAGCTCGGCAGTTCGAGCAAGAACTGCATGTGCGACGCGTAGCTGGTAGTGGCGGGCATGCCGATCGTGCCGGCCAGCACCTCCATCATCTCAGGAGTGACTTCCTGATTGTTGTTGGCAGCGAAGGCGACCTGCAGATAGCGATCAGCAGCGAACAGTTGGCGCGGACTGCACCACGGTCCCTGCTGCTGCGGCTCGTCCTCGAACACCACGGCGGGGTTGGCAGCACCCCACGCCTTCGTCACCGGCATCACGGTCCACGACTTGCCCTGATGCTGGTAAGGCTTGTCGGCGTAGGTCAGGAGGCCATCAATGTCCGGCGTGATGTTGATCTGTGAGCGCCGGGCAATGCAGAAGTCGAAGTCCTTGGAGACGCCGTAGCGTGCACCTTCGTTGGTGAGGCCGATGCGCACACTGCCCGGGGGCAGGTACCACGGCGACGTGCCGCCATTGAGGAAGATTTCAGCAATGGCACGTTTGACGTCGCCCTCACCCTGACCGTATTCGTCGATGATCAGGAAGAACTTGTCATAGCAGAACGCTGGCTTGCCCTCGGTCGAGATATACCAGAGAGGGCACGATGGGTCCGTGACGCTGATGCGCTTGGTGACGGGCTTGCCGTCCTCCATGCCCACGACAACGTCGCGCTCGCCCTTGAACTGGTAGCCGATAAGGTCGGGCGGGGTCTGCGTGGCAGCGAAGATCACGCCGATGCCCCACTTCTCGCCACGCGTGGCGCCCTCGGCCTTGAGGTCCTCGGCCAGTTGATATGCGACCTGGGACTTGCCCATGCCGGACTTGCTCGACCACAGCACAGCCTGCCCGGATGTGAACAGCTGCTTGGTCACCTGCTTCGCTTGGTTGATGTTCATGTAGTCTCCTCAGTTTGGGGTTGAGATAGAAAGTCCCGGCGAGGGCTGACCTCCCTCGCCGGGTATCGACGCGTCTTAGCGCCACCGCTCGGTGCATGCTTTCCCTACGGCTCGGGAGCGTGCGTCTAGCACCTTCGCACTCCTTGCTCCTCACTCGTTGATATGTGCGGACGTGGCGCTGAGGAGCAGCCACCACGTCCGCCTCGCAGGCTAGCCCTCGTGATACCCCCCGAAAGAGGCGTTGGGCTCAGCGCAGCGAAACTAGTCACGCCCCATAGGGACGCGGTAACGGGGTTTCTCGCGAACTGGGGTGTAGCCCAGTTTGCGCAGCCAGAGCTCGAACACTATGACCGGCCCTTCGGTCTCGCTCTCGATCTTGTAGGAAGGTGCTTGCAGGGCGAACCCTGTGTACCTCACGGCTGGGGCTTGGCTGACTTCGCGATCTCGGTGAGCCGATCAGTGAGCGCACGATAGGCGTCCTTGACCAGCTTCGAGTTGTCCTGCGCGGTCTTGCCGGCAGCATCGCCGTCGATCAGCTTCTTGATCTGGTTGCGCAGCGCCTCGACACACTCGGTTGCCGTGGCCGGGTCCTTGGACTTCTTGAACAGGAAGTCGTTGAACTCCTTCGCCTCGATCAGCTGGTCACGCTTCATCTGCGCACGAGCAAATCGCAGGAACGTGTTGGCGGCGTCGTCGAGCTTCTTGCATAGCGCAGGGTCTTTACGGACCTTGCTGCGCTCAGTCAACAGGGCATTGACTGTGGCGAGGGGCTCGCCATTGCCGCCCTTCGGCCACTGACCGAACTTGATGGAGGTGCGCAGGGTGCTGATCAGCTTGCGCTGGTTCATCGCCTTGGCATCGAACACGATGTTGCCGGCCTGCGCCTTGACGTAGGTCTCGGCGAGCAGCGTGGCGTCGTCACGATCGGCACCATGCTTGCTGCTGGCGAGGTCGACGGCGCCGTGGTAACCGCCTTCGAGACAGGACAGCAGGAACTTGACCTGCGTGTCCTTGCCCTTGCCGCTCTGCTCGCCAAGCTCGTTGGCTTTCGCCTTGAGCGTGTCGAGCGTCATCTTGTTACCCGCCGTCACAGATGGCGGAGGTGGGATATGCTGGTTCATTGGTCAACTCCTCAGTTGGGTTTGGTGGAGGCGGCGCGGCCGCCGTAGTCGCCGCGTCGCGGCCCCCCATAGACGAGGGGTCGAAAAGCGGAATGGGGGAACGTAACTGCAGATAGAACTGCTCGGCTCGATCAGTGTGAGCGTAGTAAAGCCCGGGCTGATCCGGGCCGACCGGCACAGCAGTGACGAAGTAGTCAGCGTTGGTCGGGCTGATCCCGATCAGGAACTCACCCCTGTCGATCGTATCTCGCCAACCGGCAGCACCTTTTCTGCCGTAGTGGTAGTCACCTCTGCGCAGCAGCTTGATCATGTGTCACCTATCGCTGATGCGTCGAGCGGCCAGCCCTGCCGCTTGGCGAACTCAAGCGCGGCCTCTGCTGCCGCGTTCTCGATCAACTCCTCCACGCTACAGCCGGCCTCAGCCGCAATGCGCTTGAGGCGTCCATCGGTGACAAGGTCAATGGACACACGGTAAAGGCTCATGGCTGGCCTCCGTATTCGGTGACAGGGCTCGGGCGCAGGCCGCCTGCAACGACGCCAACACACAATGCGGTGAGGATGATCAGGATCAGCACCTTCATGCCTTGGTACCTTTACAGGCTGCAGCGAACACGAAGCTGTCAAAGTTCTTGTTGTCCTCGGCAAGCATCAGGCCGATGCGGGCAATGACGATCTCGATGGCTACGTCAACCACAGCGCCGTGCGCTAGGGTAGGCGACGCCTCCATGCCCTTGCGCATCTCGCGCACCGTTGCAGCGAGCTTCTGGTAGTCCTTCTTAGTCATTTGCTGCAGCCCCGGCTCCGGCTCGAACTCCATCATGTGCTGCGTCATCGACTTCAGCATGGCGAGCATATTCGGATCGACCGGCGGTGGCTTCTTTACCGTGATGTTCAGCGTGCCCCCAACCGCTCTCATAATACCACTTGCCATCTGCCCGAGTGGGTCGTCCTGCGATGGAGCCGAGATGATAGGTGGAGTTCTTGGGCGTCTGGTCATCTCTCACCTTTCCAGTCATTACCTTGATGGCGTGGCTCACCGCCTCGTACCGGTGCTTGAACGCAACGCGCACCGGTGCCCGGTAGGGGCTGGGCATATGCGTGATGATGTAGCGCGTCTCATCGAACGCGAACCCGCTCGTCTTGTAGATCACGACGCCAGCCAACGTCACAGCAGCGTAGTCATCCCTGCGTCGCGTCCGTGTGGTCATTGCTCGTTACCCTCCGTCAATTTGAACGCCACATCCTCTGTCGGCCGAACGTAGTCCAGCACGGCGAGGCAGGCCAGCGCTGCCGCGTACACATCCTCGTAACCACCCGGATAGCGCTTCAACGGGCTCCCGTCAGGTAGGAATGCGTAATACGTTGTCGTCGGCACCCATGCTCCCTTGGCACCGCTGCCACGGCTGCCACCGATGCGGCGCTGGTGCGGCTTGGCCTCGAAGCGGCAGCCGGCCAGCGTTGCCCTCGCGATCACCTCGCGTTGGAACGGGAACATCGCCTCGATCTCATCTTCAATCTTCATCAGCCACCCTTCGCGGGGCGAGCATGCTCGCTCTCCACCCACAGGAACGCTTCGATGTCGGCACAGGCGTTCAGCCACTCATCGTCGCCGATCACACCACACTCTTCGGCCTCACGTGCCTTGGAGAAGTACATCGCTGCCGTAGCGAGCGAAGGGCTCGCGTCAAACGCTGCCTTCGCCGCTGTAACTGCTTCTGCGTCAATCATTGTCGCCCTCCCGCTTCCCCTCGTGCCGTGCACCGGGGCGCTTCGCCTTCGGAAGCCCGATCATGGTCCATGCTTCTGTCGGAATGAAGGCGCAGCGACGCTTGCAGATGTCGTCGGCAAGCTCAGGCGGGGTGATGATGCGCCGGATCGCCTCTTCGGTGACCACGCACCAATTACCGTCACGGTAAGGGTTCACGGTGTCGCCGTTGCTGCGCGCCTCGTCGACGCCGATGCAGATGATGCCCTGATCCATGAACGCACGGCACTTGTCGCACGGCTCGTGGTCGAGGCACACCTGTGAGGGCGCTTCGCGGTCCACAAGCCCCTTGAGCTTGCCGAACAGGATCACTCCCTTGCCCTCGCCGCAATAGAAGCAAATCTCCACGCTTGGATTGACCCCGTACTTAGGGCTTAGGCTGATGCTTCCCATACAATCTCTCCTCGTTGTGGACCATCGCTGCAGCGATGCAGCTGTTCAGATAGACTTGCAGGCTGTCGACCGTCTTGTTGTCCGGGGATAGGCAGCGCCAATAGAACGTCCCCCGATGGAATTTGTAGCCGGCCAGCGCCAGTGTCGCCATGGCCTCGCGTTGTTCGTGTGTGAGCGCAGCTACTGCGTCTGTCACTACGTCGTTCGGTGGCGCCTTCTTCTGGTCAGTCTCGCTCAGCACGTGCTTCATCGCGTCACTGACCAGATGTGGCTTAGCGTCCACTTTCCTGATCTCGTCAGCGAACAGGTTCGCCACGCGGACGTCACCGGTGCGCACCATGATCTCGTGGATGTCGTCGGCTGTTGGCTTGATTGGCATCAGTTAAATCCCGGTATGTCGCCGGTCATGGCGACGTAGAACAGAAAGAGCATGCTGGTCCCCGCCGTGAGCAGGGCCAGCACAACGTCCCACGTGATGGTAGGGCGCTCAGATGTCGTCATTCGTGATCTCCAACCAGTGCCCGGGTGCGAACACGGCAACCACGTGAGGGTAGCCGCAGGAATTGGTGTTGCGAAACGTGAGGACGCCAGTGTCCACACGATAGTAGTCAGCCAGCACCTTGCGATGCCGGCTGTGCTTGGCGAGCTTCACCACCCAATGGATACGGCGGTCGTGGACTGGCTCGCATGGCGGATCGTAGCTCATTTGCCCTCCTTGATAAGATACACCATCGCCAGCGCCACCCAGTTGCCGTAGGTCACGTCGAATATGCTGACGTTGTGAGCCCACGGCAGGGAGAACGTGACGTAGTTGACCAGCGCCGACCACGCGCCCAGTGCGAGCAGTTGCTTGCCTGTGATCATTTGCCCTCCTCGTTGTTGTCGAGCACCGGCCGTCCCAGTCTGGCGACGTGCGACCTTCCCAACCAAGGCGAAGGTCTACCGGTGAAGAGAGAGTGCAGTCGTTCGTGCTCCTCGATGAACGCACGATTGGCGGGACTGAGCTCTGGTGGATGGTCGCCCACGCCACGCTGTCCGGGCGTTACCTTCATGAGGCCCCCTTCAAGAGCCACTGGGCTAGCGCCATCTTGCTACGCTGCTCGCGCACAGCCCGGGCGTGGTGGAGGGCGGTGAAGGCGCGCTGTAGCGCCACCTGTTCAGCTTCGAGCACCCGCTGACGCAGGTGCAGAAGCTCTTCATAACGCTGCTCGATGTCGTTCATCGGCGCAACCCATGGTAGATGCCGTGATCCGCACCAAGCTCGATCACGGTGCGAGTGCGTGCCGTGGGCTCAAGCGTGACTGCCCAGGGTGCATAGCCCCAACGCAACGGGGAGCTATAACGCTCACAGTGCCCTGAGCGTGGGCAGGGCTCGTCAGGGCCACAGCCACGGCAACGAGCGTCCTCCATGACGAAGCCCTCGCTGTCGAGATGTGGGTTCACTGTGAATTTGGTCTTGTCCATCAGAGGTCCTCCCTGATGATCTTCGCGATCTCGGCGAAGGTGTGCGGCTTCACGCTGAAGAACGCACCCGCTTCCTGTATCAGTGCCGACGCGGAGTGCGTGGGCTTGAGCACTTTCGTGGCGTGCTTCTCATACAGGTGATAGAGCGGGTCCTCGTTCCGGATCAGCACCTCGTGCGTGCCGTCGTTCATCGTGCTCAGGAACGCTTGCACGTTACTGGTGAGCCCGAACTGCTCAGCAAAGCCGAGATCGAGCGTCTCGTTGTTGTTGAGGTCGACGCCGGCGAGGTCGCAGATGAACTCGGTCTTGCCGGTGATGCTGGCGGCCTCGTCGTCGTCGTCGGCCTCGAAGAAGCTGGCACCCTTGGCTCGGGCGAACACGCCCAGGCAGCAGTAGCCGTAGCCATCGTAGAGTGCGTGGGTGGCCTGTGGCAGCGTGCCACCTTCCAACTGTGGCAACCAGAGCTCTTTGGCTTCTGGCGTGATCTTGTGGTCCATGTGCTCGCTCCTCAGCGTTGCAGTGGGGATGGAACTTGCCGCTACACAGCGCGGCATTGAGAGAGGGGAACTGGCGATGCTCGCTTGCGCTCGCATCGCCTCAAGGTAGCCACGATTAGGGCTTTACCGTGGCGGTAATGCCCTAATTGCGTCGGGGCCTAGTAGCGCTCGCGGCACAGAGTGCAGTTGTGGGCGAGCAGCCCGTTGTCCTCGCAGAAGCGCTGGTTGAGGGGACAATTGGACCTCTTCGTGGGCGGGGTCTCCCGCTTGCCGAACGAGGTGTTGAGCTTGCGGAACCCACTGTCGAACTGGGCGAGGGTCACGTGCTTGCCGTAGGCAAGGCGGTGCTCGAACTGCTGAGCCTTGTGGAACTCCTCGGCTGCGACGGGGTCGGCTGCGTACAACTTACGGGTGAAGGATGTCATTTGGCTGCTCCTCAGCTGGCCGTTGAAATGCCCACGTCCCAGAGCGGGGCGCGGCGCAAAATCGCCGCGTCGCGGCGCCCCATGAGCGTGGGAAGGAGGAGCGAATTTCACCTTATTAGACGTGGCTGGGTAATTAGCTTGTTCCCTGTAATTAGACATATTAGCTGTTATTAGCTGTATTAACTGTGGATTTTAGCGAGGCTTTCCACCTCGTTCATAATGGAACTCGTTGTAGGGTTAAGGAAGCGTTAACACGCAATATAATTTCGCAAACCTTTCCACCTTCAGAGCTTTTCAGGCTCGTTCTTGTTTTGTTCGGTATATGTAGTTGCGAGAAAACCGGTCTCCCGTGCCGACCCGAATTGCAGCTAATCACGGAAAGGTGACAAGGTCGAGCGAATATGAACAAGGTCGCCACTGACGTGCAGCAACCACAGCTAATACAGCTAATAGCAGCTAATTAAGCCCATCATGTCTAATAACCGCCCAATCTGGTAAGGTGATACCTTGGTTTATAGCTACGGCTCTAGCTATCACGAACCCGTGATAAGGTGGTGTCTTTGTACCTTTCCACATCCACATGATCGCACTTCCCAGGCCGCCTCACGTGCAGGCAACGCGGGCGCGAGGGCCGCCCCGATGCGGCGGTTGCATCGGCCAAATCGGTCGACAACCCCAAGCTGAGGAGCTTACCATGAACGTCAAAGGCGAAGTCAAAGGCGATACGCTGGTTCTGACCATCGACATCTCGAAGGCAGCGCGAGACGCCGCCAAGGACAGCAAGTCTGGCAAGTCCAAGATACTGGCCACGACATCGGGCTTCACTGGGTTCGGTGATGTCAAGGTCAGCCTGAACGCCACGATCTAGGCCCCGACGGGGCGAGGGTAACACCCCTCGCCCCGACTACCTGTCGCGCGCGCCCGTGTTCCCCCCACCGGGGGGCATGGACAGGCGCCCCCGTCTCGCCTTCGGCGAGACCCCCCTTGAAAATATGTAGCCCCTAAAAAGGTAAATTCATACATTCTTAACGAACTTAACTTCTCCTGTGGTTCCACACCCCCCACGGGAACACGCCCACATGCGGATCACGGATGAACTGAACGCAGGTGAGCGCGTTACCCCCCGGGCTGAGGCTGGCCCGGGCACCAGCGAATACATTGCCCTCGGACTGGTGCTCGGGCTAGTTGCCGCCGGCGCGATCACCGGTTCCCTCCACTATTCCGCTGTCCGTGCCGAGTATGCGGCCGCGATCACCCACACCTCGAACTCCATCACCCGGGAGAGCAAGCATGAACGACGTCAGCCTCATCAAGGAAGCGCGCGAGATTGTCCGGTGCCAGCCGCCGAGTAAAAAGGTGGAGCACCTTCGATCGTGGGCCGATGCGCTCGATGAAGCGTGGCGAGGTGTCACCTTGTCACCTTCTCGCGGTAACATCGTTCGTATGTGCCAGTGCTCGACCAAGGTCATCCGCGCGATCGAGGACATCACGGCAGCGGAACCGCCCCCGCACTTGGGGGGAGCGATCCGGCCGAACGAGATGCAGCGCGTCGCTTAACCGATCATATACGCTCCGACGCTAGGGTGACGTCATGTTCGATTTTCTGTTCAGACGTCGACGCGAAACCCAGGACCTCGTGGTCCTGATACAACTCATGAAGGGGATACGGGCCATGGCACTTGACCTATCAAAACTGAACGCCGCTGTCGCGCGTAACACCGCGGCCGTCGACGCACTCGTCGCGTCACACTCCGACCCGGCCGCCCAGGCTGCCGTCGACGAGGCCGCCGCCGCTGTTGACAAGAACAGCGAAAAGGCGGAAGCTGCAGTCGCGCCCCCGGTCGCCTGACTACGGACGCACCATCCACCACCCGCGCAAGAAGGCCGCACCTGTAATGGGGTGCGGCCTTCGGCGCATTCGCACTTCGTTAACGCACCTCACGCATTCTCCGCCCCGGGCCCGCTGGTCCACGGAACGCACGGTAAATCCGGCGGGCCACGTTGGGGGTGAGATCGGCGGGCCTACCACTCATCCCCGTGGGGTAGGTCATAATGCGCATCCGACATTTTCTCGAAGAGTATCTCGACTGGTTCACGTTCCCAGCGCTTGCGGTCTGGCTGCTTTACGCGTCGTGGTCGGCACTGAGCATGAAGTGGCTGGCGTACGCGGTGGTCGGATGGTTCGTCGGCACGTTCGCCGAGTACGTGATCCACCGCTGGGTGTTGCACGGACCATGGTGGATGAGCATCCATCAGCGGCACCACAAGGCGCCGCTGGAGAACACGCGCTTCCCGCTCTGGCAAATCCCGACCTACTTCCTGATTATCTACTTCCTCTGCTACATGCTCACGCACCCGCTCGACTTCGCGTTCTTCGAGGGCTGGGTCGTCTGGTACATCTCGTTCTTCAGCGTGCACTGGATGCAGCACCACGCGCCGTGGGTCTTCCCCGCGTTCGCGATCCGGCACAACGCTCACCACAAAGTGACCGTGTGCAACTACGGCGTTACGCTCGATTTGTGGGATCGCGTGTTCGGTACGTACCGCGCAGCTAATTATCGCCGTTGACAGGTGTGAAGGTTTCATAAAGGTTCCGCTAACAAATTTCCGCCAGGGGAGCGTCGCATGAATGCCATCGCACAGATCGAAGCGGTCCACCCAGCCCGTCTCGCTGCCGACATCGCAGTGTCCCTCGCGGACGAAGGTGTACCGGTGCGGGCGATCGCGCGAAGTATTCGTCTCCCAGGTGAGGACGTCTACGAGCTCCTGAAAGCAGCGATCGACGCCGGGCGCCTGATCGAACTTCCAAAGGACGACTGGCCACCAGGAGCGCGCAACAACCGCTCACAAGCCGAGAAGAGAGTTCTCTCCTACTCCGACGAAACACTTCACCTAGCCTGTGCCAACCGTTTTAAGCTGACACGCCTCCAAGCCGTAGTGTTCGTAGCGATGCTCCGCCGCGGCGAGGCCTCCAAGACCTACCTACACAACGCCATCGAGAATAACCGCGACGACAACGCGGACCCCACCGACCAGAAGATGGTCGACGTCGTGGTCTGCCACATCCGCCGCAAGCTCAAAGACAACAACGTCAATATCGACACGATCTGGGGCGTGGGATACGCCATGAGGGTTGACGCGCGCAATCACGCGCTCGCCGTCATGGCCGACCACATCGCAGGCACAGGTGTTTGACATGGTCTCTCCGATCATCGACGAAGAGAAGATGCTGAAGTTCTTCGACGCCAAGGTCTCCGCGGCCGGCGCGATGGACATCCAGTCGGGGGCTTTCCTCCTGCTCGCTGACGCATTCGACCGCAGGGTGACACGCGAGGACCTCAAGACGTACCTGTCGGCAGCTTTGCAGGTTTATGACACGGTCGGTCGGCTTTCGATCGTCTCGAACATGCGCATGTTCCTGCGCGAGAAGGGCGAGATCAGCGACGCCGACCTGATGGTCACCGAGCAGAGCCTGACGCGCATGGTCACTGGCCACGTCGCCGACTGCATCAAGCTCGCCGAGGTGCTGCGCCAGTGCGCCACGGACGAGGACAAAATCCAATGAGCGACGAGCACGTCGAGACAGGGCTCCTCGAAGCTGCGGCGGAGATTACCGCCGCGGTAAACGACGAGCCCGTCGGCCTGACCAAGGACGGCATCGACGCGCTGAAGGCGATGGTCGCCCTCCCTGCCGACTTCGGGCCGCCGCAGATGGTGGCGCTCGCGCGTGACGTCGGCATGAACATCTACCCGCTGGGTACAGTGCTCTCCAACCACAGGCTGACGAATGCGCAATACGAGTTCCTCCAAACGTACAACGAGTTCTTCCGCAACTCGGTCATCCAGCAAGCCAACGAGTGGCAAGGTCTCAAGAGCACGCAAGACAGGCTCCGCGCCGAAGCCGCCGCCGCGCTCGAAGAGAAGCTCCCTATCCTCGCAAGTCGCATGGGCAACCAAGGCGAAAAACTCGCTGACGCTGTTGAAGCAGCTAAACTTTTTGCAAAGATCGCTGGCGTTGACGGAGATGCCCCCGGGGTTAGGCGCGGAGGCGAGGGCTTTACGATTACTATTGATCTTGGCGCCGACACGCGTGTTGTCGTCGGAACTGCGCCGGCTCCGGCGTCGAGCGCAGATGCGGATCATCAGCGCCCGCTACGGACGGTCGGCGAAGGGCAAGGCCAACAATCGCCGCTACCACAGCAGCCCGAAGGGCAAGTGGTCGGCCGAGAAGTACGACAAGTCGCCCCTCGGCAGATCGCGGCGCCGACGGGCATCGCAATCCCCGAAGGGTAAGTTAAGGCATTTCCTGTATAGACGTTCGCCGAAGGGCATCGAAACAAATTGGAGACACGACAATGGGCCAACCCGCAAAAACTCCCGAAGACAAGCTCTCGGACGCAAACGAGATCATCAAGCAGAAGAACGCCGAAATTCTGCAGCAGCGGAAGCAAATCGTCGCTTTGACCAAATCGGATGAAACTGCGCGCACCGTGCGCGAGAACATCTACGGGATCGCGGGCTACGACCCAGAACCACCTGAGTGGCTCGTGAAGGAAGGCATCACGGGTCACCGAGGCACGCCTGCCACCATCTGGTCCGACTGGCACTACGGCGAGGTTGTCCGCAAGTCGGAAGTCGGTGGCGTCAACGAGTTCTCCAAAGACATCGCCGCGCGCCGCGTCAAGAAGCTGGTGACCACCACCATCGACCTCGCGCACAACCACATGGGTAAGGCCAAGGTGAAATACCCGGGGGTTGTGGTTGCGCTCGGGGGCGACATGCTCGGCGGCGACATCCACGAAGAGTTGATGAAGACCAACGATCGCACCACGCAGCAGTCGATCGAGGACCTGATCGACCTGATCGCCGGCGGGCTCGACACCATGGCCACCCACTTCGGCAACGTGTTCGTGCCGTGCGTCGTCGGCAACCACGGCCGCTCCACCAAGAAGATGCAGATGAAGCAGCGCGTGCACACCTCGCACGAGTGGAACGTCTACTGCGGCGTGGCGCGCTACTTCAAAAAGAACAAGCACATCCAGTTCTCAATCCCGGAGGAAGCCGATGCACAGTTCAATATCTACGGTCATCGCTATATGCTCACTCACGGTGACAGCCTGGGCGTCAAGGGTGGCGATGGCATCATTGGTGCTCTCGGCCCGATCATGCGAGGCACTCTCAAGACGCATAGATCGGAGGCTCAGATCGACCGTGAGTTCGACACACTTCTTATCGGACACTGGCACCAGTACCTCACGCTCCCCGGCCTCATCTGCAACAACAGCCTTAAGGGCTATGATGAGTACGCGCGTCTGGTCCTCCGAGCACCATTTTCTCGCCCTTCGCAAGCTCTCTGGTTTACCCACCCGGAGCACGGCATCACTGCACATTGGCAAGTGTATCTCGAAGGCCAACTTGATCGTAAAAAGCTCGACAAGTCGCAGTGGGTTAGCTTCCCCCAATGAGCAAGCTCCACTACGCAGCACCCCCTACGTGTGCCCGCTTCATGAAGAGCGAGGCGTTTGGTCGGCTGATCGCTGGTCCAGTCGGTAGCGGCAAGACCACCGCTGCCGTCATCGAGCTCCTGCGCCGCTCGTGCGCGCAGGCCCGCGGCACCGACGGCGTGCGGCATACCCGCCACGCCATCGTCCGGCAGACGCTGAAGCAGCTGAAGGACACCGTGCTGAAGGACTGTCAGAACTGGCTGAAGGGCCTCGGGCAGTGGAAGGTGTCGGAGAACACGTTCATCGTCGACTTCGACGACGTGCGCTCCGAATGGATTTTCATCCCGCTCGAAAACGAAGAGGACCAAGCGCGGCTGCTGTCGATGCAGCTGACCGGCGCGTGGCTGTCGGAGTGCATCGAGATGGACATCAGCGTCCTTGCGCCGCTCACCGGCCGTCTCGGCCGTTACCCGTCCGGCGTCGAGGGCGTCTGCACCTGGAACGGCTGGATCGCCGACACCAACTTCCCCACCGAGATGACGCCGTGGCACTCGTTCATGGAGACGCCGCCGCCCGAGGTGCAGATATTCAAGCAGCCGTCGGGCATGGCCGATAACGCCGAGAACCTGAACTGGCTGCGCCAGAACGAGACCACCATCGCCTTGCCGATCGACCACCCCGCGCGCGTCGCGCAGGGGCGGAAGTATTACGAGCGCTTCGTCGAGATGTACGGCGAGGAGAGCGACTGGGTGAAGCGCTACGTCTACGCGCAGTACGGCGACGACCCGTCCGGCGCCGCGGTGTTCAAGAACTCATTCAAGTCCAACTTCCACATCGTGCCCGACACCATGCTGATCCCGGGCTACCCGCTGCTGATCGGCCAGGACTTCGGGCGCAACCCATGGAGCCTGATCTGTCAGATGGATCATATGGGCCGGCTGCTCGTGCACCAGGAAGTGCCGGCGACGAACGTCGGCTTGGAGAAGCACGTCAACGAGAAGCTCAAGCCGCTGCTGATGTCCGACCGCTATCTCGGCTACAAGGTGTGTGCCATCGGCGACCCGAGTGGTGTGGCGAAAGGTAACATCGCCGAGGAGAGTTGCTTCGACGCGCTCTCACGCCTCGGCATCCCGAACTTCCCGGCCCCGACCAACGACATCGAGCCACGCCTGCGCGCGGTCGAGAGCCTGCTCGGGCAGCAGACCAACGGCGGGCCGGCGCTGATGATCTCCGCCAAGGGCTGTCCGTGGCTGTGCCGCGCCATGAGCGGCGGCTATCGCTTCATGAAGATGAAAACCGGCGCGCTGAAGGTGGTGCCCGACAAAACCGACAAAGAAGGGTTCTCGCATGTCGCCGACGATCTTCAGTACGTGGCTCTGGTTGTCCACGGTGGCGTCGTTCCAGAGATCAGCCGTCGCCTACGCCCACGCGTTAAGCGTAGCGGTTCGAGCGTCTCTGCCGCGGGGTGGACTTAACCATTATCCGGGCCGCCCATTTCTGGGGGCATCGGCAGCAGTTTGGCTTCCGCCATCATCACGGCGGCCTTCATTCTGGCTAATCGCCTCTGCTGGCGAGTGGCGAGCCATCGCTGAACCGTCTTGCTCTCGTAAATCTGAACCAGATACCAGACGATCGCCACGAGCGCGGCGAGCGGCGGCAGCGCGGCGGCTACGGTCGCAACAAGCACGCCGGGTGCTACAACATACGAAATGATCGTGTTCATGCGCTCGTGGATGTCCATAGTGTTACCTGTTCCGTTGGCTCGTCTACAGGTAGCTGACCGGCGTTAACAAATTCGGCGCGTTAAGGGATCGTTTAGGGGTGCATGGTCAGGGTCCACAATCAAAAGCGTGGAACCTCACATGGCAGGTATCGGTCAAGACGGCGTACTGCAGGTCATCCCTCCTGCCGAACTAGAGCGCCAGCTAGCACAGCAGGCAACCGACAAAGCAGCAGCGCTGCAGCCGGCGGCGCCGTCGTATCCCGAGCTCGCGGGCTATGTGAAAACGCAGTTCGAGATTTTTCGTAATCACCGCAATACGAACGCTGGGTGGTCTGACCGCATGCTGGCGGCGCTGCGCACGTTCAACGGCCAGTACGACCCGACTAAGCTCACCGAGATCACGAAGTACGGCGGCTCGCAGGTCTACGCCCGCCTGATCGCTCAGAAGTGCCGCGCTGCCGCCTCGCTGCTCCGGGACATCTATCTCGGCCAGGACATCCCGTGGGCGCTCGAACCGCCGGAGAACCCGGAGGTCCCGCCCGAGATCAAGCAGGCGATTGACCAGCTGATGCAGCAGGAAGCCGCGAAGGTGCAGCAGGCCCTCGGCCAGCCGCCGGACCCGGCCGATCTGCAGAACCGCCGCGAGGCGCTGTTGGAACAAGCCACCGAGGCCGCCAAGAAGAAGGCGGCCAAACAGTGCAAGATCGCCGGCGACAAAATTCAGGACATGCTCAAGCAGGGCGGCTTCTACCACGCGCTCGCGGAGTTCATCGTCGACCTGCCGATCTTCCCGTTCGCCTGCATCAAGGGCCCGGTCGTCAAGATCATGCCCAAGGTCACATGGCCCAAGGGCGGCGGCAAGCCGACCATCCAGCAGGTGCCAGTGCTGACCTGGAACCGGGTCTCCCCGTTTGACATCTGGTTTACGCCGGGCGTCGCCGACATCGCCAATGCCAACGTCATCGAGAAGCTGCGCGTCACACGCGCTGAACTCAACGACCTGCTCGACTTGCCCGGCTACGACACCGCCGAGATCAGGGCGGTGCTGGACGAGTATGGCCGCGGCGGCCTCTACGACAACTGGGACACCACGGACGCCGAGCGCAGTGTGCTTGAGAACCGCGAGAACCCCGCGTGGAACAGGTCAGCGATGATCTCCATGATGGAGTTCAACGGCAACGTCCAGGGGCGCATCCTTCAGGACTACGGCCTCGCGGTCGAGGACGAGCTCCGCGACTACCATGTCAACGTCTGGGTCATCGGCTCCCACGTCATCAAGGCGCACCTGTCGCCGAGCCCGCGCCAGCGTCACCCCTACTTCATCACCTCGTTCGAGAAGGTCCCCGGCACCCCGGTCGGCAACGGCCTAACGGACCTGCTGTCCGATCTGCAGGAGGCGGCCAATGCCACCCTGCGTTCGCTGATCAACAACCTGTCGATCGCCTCCGGACCGCAGGTGGTGGTCAACGACGACATGCTGTCGCCGGAAGAGAACGGCGAGGATATGTACCCGTGGAAGCGCTGGCACGTCCGCAACGATCCTGTGGGCAACAACTCGCGCCAGCCGATCAGCTTCTTCATGCCGGCCAACAACTCCCAGGCGCTGATCCAGTGCTTCCAGGAGTTCGTCTCGATCTCGGACGATGTGTCCGCGATCCCGAAATATGTGGGCGGTCAGGCGGGCGGCGGCGCCGGGCGCACCGCGTCGGGCCTCGCCATGCTCATGGGCAACGCCTCGAAGATTTTGCAGACCGTGTCCGCCAACATTGACCGCGACGTCATGGAAGAGGGGCTGTTGCAGCTGCTCGACCTGCTCCTGCTCACCGACACCACCGGCATGCTGACCGGCGAAGAGAAGGTGACGGTCACCGGCGTGTCGGTCGCGATCCAGCGCGAGACCCTGCGCCAGCGCCAGATCGAGTACCTGACGGCGACGAACAACCCGACCGACATGAAGATCATGGGCATCAAGGGCCGCGCGACGGTGTTGCGCTCCGTATCCCAGACCATCGGCATGGACGGCGAGATGATCGTGCCGAACGAGACCATCCTCGACAAGATGGAGAAGGAACAGCAGAAGCAGCAGGCCAGCGGCGGCATCGACCAGATGATTACCGCGGCGGTAAATAAGGGCGTCGAAGCAGGCGTGAAGCGCATCTCGACCGAGCTCACCTCGGGCGTGCTGGCCTCGCGCGCCCAGATGCCGGAAGGTCCGGCGACGCACATCGGGACGCCCGGCCAGTTCGAGCAGCCACAGTCACAAATGAGTGATCCGGGTATGGACGCCTCGCATGGCGGCCCGCCCAACGCGGCTGATGCCGCGCATGCGCAAGGTACGAAGCCACAAGCGCTGTCGCAGTCGATGGGGCCGCAGACACATCTGCAGGGCACCGGTCAGCCGCGCCCCGGCGGTAAAGTATCGGGAGGCGTCGGCTAATGGCTCTCCGCACAGTCGTAGTCGTAGCAGTGCCAACGGGCCCCACGGGCACGTATGAGCGCGTCAACATTTATGCCGGCTTCACCGGACCGACTGGACCGACCGGCGCCAGCGCATTCGAGACCTGCCTCCAAGCCACCGGCAACACCGGCGTGCACGGTCAGTTTCAGCGGGTCTATCCGTCCGGGGGTCCGACCGCCGGAGTTCGCAACATAATCATCAGTGGGTACGTCGGAGCGACGGGCACTTAACGGAAACGCAACACTCGGGGAATATCCCCGACATGAAGGCACATCGCCAAGGGGTCAGCTATGCCAATCCTTTCATCCCGCAGCTACGATCGCAACACGATCGGCAACATCCTCAAGCAGGTTGTCGACGTCATCAACACTGGCAGCGTGGGTGGGCCGACTGGCTACACCGGTGCCACGGGCTTCACTGGTCCGCAGGGCGCCAGCACCGGCGCGACGGGTAACACCGGCGCAACCGGGCCGACTGGTCCCACAGGTTCAATTTTTGGTTCGCAGGGTGCTCCTGGTCCGCAGGGTGCGCAGGGCTTGACCGGACCGACTGGTCCGACTGGTCCGGGTGCAACCGGTCCGCAAGGTCCGTTCGGCGCCACCGGCCCGAGCCCGGGAGCCACCGGCCCGACCGGAGCCACCGGCACGGGCATCACTGGTCCGACGGGTCCCGGCTTCACCGGTCCGACGGGTGCAACCGGTCCGACGGGCACCACGGCGCTCATCATCATCCCGCCCGCGGCCGATCCGCATGTGGTCGGGCAGGTCTGGAATAACGCCGGCGTGCTCACCGTCTCCGCTGGTTAAGGGAGGCATACATGCCCGCAGCCTGGAACAGTTACCAGCTTCTTCGCCCACGTTTGCCGGGCACCTATGACGACGAGCTTATTCCGATCGTTCTCAAGCTCGTCGTCGACCTCATCGAGACCCACGACATCCTTGGACCCACCGGCCCGCGCGGCCTCACGGGACCCACGGGTGCGTCTGTGGGTGCGGGTGGACCGAACACCGGCCCGACTGGCTCTGGCCAGCGCACGGGTCCGACCGGTCCTTCGTACTGGGGCACGGGACCGACGGGCGGCACAGGTTACACCGGCTTGCCGGGCTTCACCGGCAACACCGGAACGACCGGCGCCACCGGCGCCACCGGCGGCACGGGACCGACAGGCGGCTCGACCGGCCCTCAGGGCAGGACGGGACCGAACTCGGCTACCGGCGCAACCGGACCGACGGGACGCCTCTTCCGATCCGGCGGCCAGATCGGCACCGGACCCACCGGCCCCTACGGCCGCGTGGTCACCGTGAAGTGGATACCGCCGTCAACCGACCCGTATATCGCGGGCGCGGTGTGGAACCCCGGTGGTCAGACTGGTGTCGGCAAGCTCCGTATCTCCTCAGGAGGAAGCGTCCAGTAATCGCGACCTGTCCCCAACCAGGAAAGCATCCCCATGCTCTGTCTGAATATGATCGTGAAGAACGAGAGCGCGCGCATACTGCGAGCTCTCGACGCCGCCAAGCCATTCATCTCCACCTACGCCATCCTCGATACGGGCTCGACCGATAACACGGTCGAGCTCATTCGTGCGTGGGGCGTGGCCAACGACATCAAGGGCACCGTCGGGGCCGGCGAGTTCAAGGACTTCTCCCAGGCCCGCAATGACGCGATCGACCTCGCGAAGCGCTGGTGCTGTGAGCACCACTTCACGCACCTGCTCCTGCAGGATGCCGACATGCAGATCGTCGGCGATCCGAAGGCGTTCAACGGCTTGCAGGGTGAATGTTATGAGATGCTGCAGACCGGCGGCTCGGTGACCTATAGCAACGCCCGCGTGCTCGCGATCTGGTCGCTCGCCCGGTACGTCGGCAGCACGCACGAGTATCTTGACGTCGCACCCACCGCGATGATCGAAGGCGCCCGGTTCGACGACCATGCCGACGGCGCCAATCGGGTCAACAAGTTCGAGCGTGACGTCGAACTGTTACTGGGTGACGTTGCAAAGGACCCGAACAACCCGCGCGCCTACTTCTACCTCGGCAACAGCTATCGCGACGCCGGCCAGCCGGCGAAAGCGGAAGAGGCCTACCGCAAGCGTATGGCGCTCGGCGGCTGGGATGAAGAGCTCTACGCCACCCAGTGCAGCATCGCCACCTGCCGCAAGGACCAGGGCGACGACGCCGGTTTCGTTGTTGAGATGTTGAAGGCCCACGAGCTCCGCCCGCAGCGCGCGGAGCCACTCTACGATCTCGCTCATCACTTTCGCGAGAGGGGACAGAACCACAGTGCGATCGTGTTCGCTGAACGCGGTCTCGCGATACCACGACCAGACGACCGCCTCTTTGTGAACGACTATGTCTACAGCCACGGGCTGCGCGAGGAGATGTCGATAGCCGGCTACTATAGTGAGAGCACGCGAGAGAAAGCCTTCAAGCTCACCAATGCTTTAGCGCTCGACCGCAAGTACGATGGTCCACGTAATCTCGCGCGCGCCAACATGGTCTACTATCTGCAGCCCCTTGATCGCTTCGCCCCGTCGGTTGTCCACAGCCGAATTGCAATCGAAGACCGTATCAATACGGGATACGTTGCAATGAACCCGTCAGTGTGCGAGACACCGTCTGGTTCTCTTGAGTGCCTAGTGCGGACGGTCAACTACAAGATCAACGAGCACGGTCAGTACATGATCGGCCCGTTGGGATGTCAGGACGCTCCCATCATCACCGAAAACCATCTTGTGCGGCTGTCGCCGCTGCTTCGCATTGACGAAGCCATCCCTGTCAAGTGGGATCGCCCGCCGGCGCAATTCCCGCTGGTGATCGGCCTCGAAGACATGCGCCTGTTCTGGAAGAAGGGCGAGCGCCGCTTTGTGGCATGTGTGCGCGAGCAGAGCGTGCGCGGCGCTCCTGAACAGTGGGAAGGTGTCCTCAATCGACGCATGCTCGACGGTGTCGTCGCTATCGTGGAGAACGCTGTTCGGATCAGCGATCCCGACGCGCACTGCGAGAAGAACTGGGCGCCGATCCGGATCGGCCCCGATTACAAATACGTCTATCGCCTCGACGTCATGCGCACGCTCAACGGTAACCTCGTGAAGACTGAGCGCGACTTCGAGTGCGGCACCATCAGCGGCAGCAGTCAGTGGATCGAGTTTCAAGGCGGCTATCTCGCGGTGGTCCATGAAGCTGTCGGCCACCCGGTCACCGGCAAGCGCATCTACCAGCACCGCTTTGCATGGACGACGGCGGGCTTCGGCGACATGAAGCTGACCCTGCCGTTCACGTTCCAGGATACGCAGATCGAGTTCTGCGCTGGCCTCGCGCGGCACGGCTACTCCAAACTGATTATGTCCTACGGCGTACGCGACGAGGAGGCGTGGCTCGCCACGATCTCCCACGCTGACGTCGCCGCAATGCTGAGGCTTAAGTGATGAAGGTCAAGCTCGTCACCGGCTACGTGCCGATCCCAAACCATCCGCGATCCGCGGCTGTGTATGGTGCGCTGGGAGAGAAGCTCGGCGGCGTCCCCGTTCCGAAGAAGGCCTACTACGATCAGCTGCAGAACCTCTGGCTCTACAAGCGCGTGAAGGCGATGGACTTCATCCCCGCGATCTCCGAGGGCGACAATCCGGCGAAGAACACGCTGGCCTATCACGCTGTCAACCACGAGAAGACAACGTGGCTTGCGCAGGCGGCGGCCGACGATCCCGTGCCGGATGTCTTCGTCTGGGTCGACTACGGCATTTTCAATCTGCCGGGCGTCAATAACAAAGCGATCTTCGAGTTCATGTCGAGCCTCGACGATAGGGCGATCTACGCGCCCGGCTGTTGGGACCCGGCCCCCGTCGAAGCCAGCTATCCGTGCTGGCGCTTCTGCGGCTCTGTCCTTGCTGTCCCCCGCCGGTTCATCACTGAGCTCGATCACGCTGTGCGTGAGGAGGCCCGCCGCCACATCAGCGCGACGAAGAACGTCGAGTGGGAAGTCAACACGTGGGCGCGCGTCGAAGCCCGCCGTAAATGGAAGATGCCGTGGTGCTGGTACAAGGCGGATCACAACGTCTCCATGTTCACCAACGTCCCCACGTTAGGAAACGCAAATGCTGTTCTCGCAGTTTAAGGCCAACCGCCTCGCGGAGTTGCACAACGAACAGTGGGGTAGCGAACGCCTGCCCGACTTGATTGAAGTGTTCTCTGTCGCCCGCCCCAGGAGAGTGTTGGAGATCGGTTGCTACCGCGGTGTCTCGACGGAGTTCTGGGCGCTGACTTGTGCGCGCGTGGTTGCCATTGATCCGTGGGACAGCTTTCTTAGCGGCCACAACATGGACGCCGTCTGGCGCGAGTTTCAAGCGCGGCTGGTACACTACCCGCACGTTGAGGTTATCCCGGGCCTCGCCCTCTCTGCCGAGATACCCGCGCCGGCGACATTCGATCTCGTCTATCTCGACGGCGATCACTCCTGCGATGCTGTGAAGCGAGAGATTGAGCGCTTCCTCCCGATGGTGGTGCCCGGCGGATATATCGGCGGCCACGACTACACCGAGACCCCCACGCCAGGCGACGGCGTCAAGGCGGCGGTCGATCAGAGTTTTGGAAAACCGGCGGTCCGCACATTCAGTAATGGGTCGTGGCTGGTTCAAAAAGGAGAGTGACGATGACAGCATTGTGTGATCTGGCGAAGAAGTACGGCACCGACAAGGGTGCGCAGGAGAACGGCGGCTGGGGCTACACGCCGGCCTACCAGCAAGTCCTCGACAACATGGGGCCCGATCAGGTTCGCAACGTGTTGGAGATTGGCATCTGCGGCTATCGCGACATTCCGAACAACGTCGTCGGCGCGTCGCTATTCATGTGGAAGGACTACTTCCCGAAAGCCACCATCCACGGCATCGACAACGACGGTCGCTTCATCTTCAACGATCAGGCCCGCATCAAGACTGCGCTGTGCGATGCCTACAACCCGATCGAGCTCGGCCGCGCGTTGAAGGACTGGGGAACGCCCCGGTTCGAGTTCATCTGCGACGACGCGATCCACGAGCCCATGGAGCAAGTGCATCTCGCACTGACGTTGTGGCCCTTCCTCGTGCCGGGTGGTGTCTATGCGATCGAGGACGTGTGCCCGGTGAAGATGGCCGGCGGCGACATGAACCACATGATCCAGCCGCTGCTGATGGCGTGCCCAGACATGGTGCAGGTGCGCGAGATCACCACGCACAAAGCCGAGCGGCTCCTGCTGCTCTTCAAGGCTTAGCACTTTCTTAATGCGCCCGTAGCTACGGTCTCCTGGATCATAACTCCCAGGAGACTATGGCTATGGCCAATTTCACCAAGAAGTCCGAGCACAACGTCGAGTTCGCCAAGGGCGGCAAGACCCATATGTTCGGTGAGCAGGCCGCGGACCCGCAGAAGCCGGCCACGACCAGCCCGACCGAGAGCCCGGCTCCCGGCGCCAAGTTCGCCTCGGGCGGCTCTCACAAGATGTTTGGGTACGCAGGCTCTCAGCCGGCCGAGGCCGGTAAGACCAGCGCACGCTGATGTTTCGCAAAACCGGAAATTCGCAAGGGCCGGGGGCACCATCAAAGGTGCCCTCGACTGGTGCTGTGTCCTCGCTAGGACCCAAGCCCGCGAAGCTCCGGCCGCCGAAGCAGCCCCGCGCACCCAACACCCGAGACTACGGGAAGAAGCCGCCGGCTCCCGTGCCGCAGCCCAGCCCGTTCGGCCCGGAGGGGTTCTGATGTTCAAGAAGGACATGACCCCCCTACGCCCCCATTCACGAGACGGTGATAAACACGTGTCCGTGAACAAGGCATCACGCGCTCGTGATCTACCGAGCGCGGCCACCGGAGGCGGTCCAGCCTCCTTCCAGTCATACGCGAAAGCCACCCCCATGGCCCAGCCCTCGGCGTCACCCGCCGGTCAAGGTCTTGGTTCCGGGGCTTTCCCCGGGAACCCCATCGGATGACCACAGTCGACCTCATGAAAGACCGGCTCCGGCGCCTGCGCTCCGCAGAGCCCGAAGCCTATGCCGAGTTCCTGCAGGCGTTCGACCTCTACACGATCGAGATCATGCAGGCGATGGCCCAGGCGCCCCAGGACGCCGTCCTCAACACGCAAGGCCGGGCACAGCAGTGTCAGGCGCTCATGCGCACCTTCACCGAACTCACCCCCCGAGCAACCCCCCCGGCCCCTTGATAGGCGCCAAAAGGAAAGACCAAACCAATGGTAGATACAATCGAAGTCACGCGCGACCAGCGCCCCATGGACCACAATCCCGTCGACACCAGTGTCGCCCTCCCGAAGCACGTGCAGGAAGCTGCGCGCGCCGCCGAGGCGTTGCATGGCCGACTGTATCCAGCTGAGGCCGAGCCAGAGCCGGCGCCAGACAAAACACAAGCTGCGCAAGCGGAGCCAGAGCCGGCTCAGCAGCACCCTGCCCAGGGGGATCAGCAGGTCCAGCCACAAATTACCGCCACGGTAAATCAAAACACCGATCCGTTCGTCGAAGCGGCCACTCCGTCCGAGTTGAAGGACAGCGTCTGGGCCCAGCGCTATAACTCGATGCGCGGTCGCTGGGAGGCACAGTCCCGAGAAATTGGGCAACTTCAACAGCTTGTCAACGATCTCGGGCAGGAACTGCGCGCCACCCAGCAGGCCATTGCGGCTCCGCAGGCTCAGGCCCAGACCCCCCGCGATCACGAAAAGTTGATCACCGATAAGGACCGGGAGACCTTTGGCGACGACCTGATCGACGTTGCCCGCAAGGCCGCGCGCGAGGCGATTGCCCCCGATCTGGACGCCCTCCGCAACGAGAACGCAAACCTGAATAAGCGAGTAACTACAACGGCTCAGGGGGAGTTGCGCGCCTCGCTCGCCGCTGCCGTGCCGAACTGGATCAACATCAATCGCGACGCTCGTTTCCACGGATGGCTGCGTTTACGAAATCCTTACACTGGTCAGGTACGAGGAGAACTGTTGAACGCCGCATACCGGGCAGCGAACGCTCCCCAGGTGATCGCGACGTTCAAGGACTTCCTTAGTGAGGTCCGGGCCACGGGCGGAGAAGTCCCGGGTCAAAGGCAAGAGCAGCAGCAGGCCCCCGCGGGTCAGCAAGCTCCTCATGAGCCGGCGATCCAGTTGGACACTCTCGCTGCTCCTGGAAGGGCAAGGCCGGCAGGTGGCGACAGCCAAGTGCCCGCAGACAAGCCGATCTACAGCCGCGCTCAAATCTCGAACTTCTATCGCGATGTGCGTCGAAACGCTTACGCCGGCCGAGAGGCCGACAAGAACCGGATCGAGGCAGACATCATCGCAGCGCAGTCCGAGGGACGGGTCCGCGGTTAACCGGGGGTCTGCATTCGCCAGTAACGGAGAGACCCCTTCCAGAAGCAACAAGTAAGGGGTCTCAGCCATGTCCATTCCCAGTTCAGGTTTTCCGGGCGCAACGTCCGGCTCCACGCCAGCAATCTACCCTACCGGCTCTTCGACGAACGGCCTGCAGTCCACCGGGTTCATCCCCGAGATTTGGTCTGGCAAGCTGGTCGAGAAGTTCTACGCGTCCACCGTCCTCGCGGCGATCTCGAACACCGACTACGAAGGTGAGATCAAGAACAAGGGCGACCGCGTCAAAATCCGCACCAAGCCCACCATCACGATCCGCGACTACAAGTCCGACGGCTTGCTTGGCCTTGACCGCCCGACCGGCGGCAGCGTCGAGCTCTACATCGGCAACGGCAAGTACTTCTCGCTGATCCTCGATGACGTCATGGAAATTCAGAGCGATCTGAACAACCTGTCGATGTGGTCGGACGACGCTGCTCAGCAGCTGAAGATTACCGTCGACACGGACGTGCTCGGCGGCATCGTCAACCAGATGGCTGCTGCCAACCGTGGTATCGCGGCCGGCGTCATCACCGGCGCCATCAACCTCGGCATCAAGAGCACGCCCCTCTCGGTCGTGTCCAAGAACCCGGGCGTGGGTGACGTCGAACTCCTGGACGTGTTGATGCGCATGGGTCAGGTGCTCGACGAGCAGAACATTCCGGAAGTCGGCCGCTGGGTCGTCATGCCGGCGTGGGCTGGCCGTATGATCAAGCAGTCGGAGCTCCGTCAGGCTTACCTGTCCGGTGACAGCGTCTCGATGCTGCGCAACGGCCGGCTCGGCATGGTGGATCGGTTCACGATCTACATCTCGAACCTCCTGCCGAACAACAGCACCGACAGCACCAACTTCGCTGCGGGCGAGTGGCCGATCTATGCGGGCCATGCGCACGGTCTGACGTTCGCGTCGCAGATCAGCAAGGTCGAGACCCTGCGGTCGGAACTGACCTTCGGCCAAATCCTGCGCGGTCTGCAGGTCTACGGCTATCAGGTCGTCGACGGTAAGGCCCTGGTCCAGGCTCAGGTCACGCCGAACAGCTAACCGCTGCTCTAAACGAATGCTTAAGACCCCGGTGGCAATGCTGCCGGGGTCTTTCGTTTATGGAGCCCCTGATGGCTGTCGCACCGCAATCAACGCTCGAAACGGTCGCTGACTACATCAGTGACGCGCGCACGTTGCTGCTCGATAAGATCAGCCCGTACCGCTACGACGACGCCAGCCTCTGCGTGGCGCTCAACGTGACGCTGCTCGAAGCGCGCCGCGTGCGCCCCGATCTGTTCGTGTTCTGCAGCCCGGTGGTCCAGCACTTTGAGGAGCAGGACATCGAGGCTCTGACCCTCGTCAAAATGGAAGAGCAATTCCGCCTCGCGATCCTGCACGGCCTCGTTGGCCATGCGATCGAGCGGGATCAGGAAGACATTCAAGATAGCCGCGCGACCGCGTTCCTCACCATCATGTCGAACATCCTGATCGGCAAGGTGATGGTGGCCACCGCGCCGCCGGCAGCGAAGGGTGAAACATAATGCTCGCCAAGGCAGACATCACACAGCTGATGAACCAGCTTCGCGTCGAGTTGATCGGCGCGTCGGATGCGCAGCTTCGCGCGCGCATGTTCGACACCATGACCGAGTTCTTCAACGACAGTTCGTCTTGGACCGAGATCATCGACCTCACGGTGGTTCCAGATACGAACGAGTACGACATCGCGCCGACCGAGGGGCAGATCATTCGCCTCGCCGGCGTCATCGACAGCCAGTCGTGCGGCATCGCCGCCCTCATGCCGACGATCGGCACTCTCCTCCTGCGCTCGGCGCCGAACACCGCGCAGACCTATCAGGTCAAAGTGGTGAACAACGTCTCGCTGCCGACGACGAAGGATGACTATCCGATCGCGCCCGAGTGGGTCCTCAAGCAGTGGCATACCGCCATCAAGGAGGGGATGCTCGGCAACATGATGAACGAGAAGAACAAGAGCTACAGCGATCCGAAGGGCGCGCTATATCACTTGTCTCGCTTCCGCAAAGGCATCACCGACGCGCGCATCGCGACGTTGAAGGCGAACACCAATGGCGCCCAGGCGTGGCGCTTCCCGCAGAGCTTCCGGGCCAACACGCAGCAGGGCGGCGTCCCGTCCTTCGGCGGCAGCGATAGGACATTCTGATGACGTGCGTTGGACCGATCACTGCATCAATCGTCAACATCACGACCTCGAACAACGTCACGTTCCAGGACGCGCTTCGCTTCGGCGTCGAGGGCGACACCACGTGGTCGTTCTCGAACAAGACGTTCGAGATGCAGGTCAAGGCTTCGCGCGACGACGACACGCCGCTCACTACGTTCACGTCCGGCGCCGGCGAGATCGTCGTCGACGATGTGGTCCAGCGCGTGCTGCACTTCAACGTACCCGAGGCCACGATCATCGCCGATCTGCCGGTTGCTGTGTACGTCTACGACTTCCTCATGATCGACAACAGTGTCGTCCCGGTCCGCACCATGCTGATGCAGGGTACGCTGACCATCAATCGCGGCGTCACGGAGAGCTAACATGGCCGTCGAAGTTCAATCCATTGCCCAGATCGCCGCACAGCCAGTAGTGGTTGTCGGGGGTCCAACGGGTCCAGCTGGCGGGCCGACGGGTCCCACTGGCCCGAGCGGACAGTCAATCACTGGCCCGACCGGCTACACTGGACGCACCGGGCCGTCCGGTCCGACTGGTTTCAGTGCGACTGGTCCGACCGGCCGCACAGGTCCGACGGGCTATACCGGTCCGCTGGGCAACTCAGCGACGGGCCCGACCGGCCTGCAGGGCGCGACGGGCCCGACGGGCTTCACCGGTATGACCGGGTTCGGAGCCACCGGCCCCACCGGCAACACGGGTCCGAACAACGGCGTCACGGGATCGACCGGATCGACTGGCGCGACTGGTCCGACCGGCCCGAACCAGACCGCGGGCTTCGAGATCATCATCGACGGCTTGGGCTCCACGATCACGACGGGCATCAAGGGCGACTTCGAGGTCCCCTTCAACTGTACGATCACTGCTGCGCGCCTGTTTGCCGATCAGTCCGGCTCGATCGTCGTCAACATCTGGAAGGACACTTACGCGAACTACCCGCCGGTCGTCGGCGACAAGATCACGGCGAGTGCGCCGCCAACGATCACCGCCGCGTTGACGTCGCAAGACACCACGCTCACTGGCTGGACCACGACGTGTACGGCTGGTGACGTCCTGCGCTTCAACGTCGACAGCGTCACATCTATCACTCGCGTCACTCTAGCCTTGCGGGTCACGAGGACTTAATGAGCACAACCTGGAACCCATCCGATAAAGGCAGCGGCATCGTCCTGTCGGGCGGCAATAAGATCGCAACTGGTGCGTCGGGCAACAACAAGGTGCGCGGCACGACTTCGCATGTCACGTCGGGGAAATACTATCTCGAATACCCCTCGAACAGTGTCACGGCGGGTTCGGGCATCATCGGTTTCGGCCTCGCTAGTGTCGGCCTGAATGATAACACGGTTACCGACTGCGTCGGTGTTGACCCCGGCGGTAACTTCAAATCCGACAGCGAAGGACATGCCACCGGCCTCACACCGAACGGTAAACACCTTTCGTTCGCGGTCGACTTCACCAACGGCAAAATTTGGATGAGATTTGACGGCGGCGTGTGGTTCGGTAACAGCGTCGGTACTCCCGACCCGGTCACGAATACGAACGGCTTGCCGCTGTCTGAAACGCTGGCGCTCTTCCCGCTCACGTTCATTCAGAACGTGGGCAACAACACGATCAACGCAGGTGACACCGCGTTCACGTACGCGATCCCGTCTGGCTTCATTGCGTGGGACAGCACGCCGCCGCCGCAGCGCTTCCAAGCCACAGCGATATTCTGATGGCCATCGTACAACTCACCAACGGCCAACTGATGCAGTCGATCGTTGGACCGACCGGTCCTGCCGGCGGCCCGACTGGTGCCGCAGGTGTGACTGGCCCCACCGGAAGTCCGGGGGGCACCGGACCATCGGGCGGAGGACCGACGGGTAACACTGGCCCCACGGGCGCTGCGGGAACGCTGACTGGCCCCACGGGCGCGACGGGCGCGGGCGCCACGGGTCCGACTGGCGCAGGCGCCACAGGCCCGACGGGCAGCACTGGGTCACAAGGCACCTCGGGCACACCGGGCTCGGTCGGTCCAACAGGTCCGACGGGTAACACGGGAAACACTGGACCGACAGGCAACACGGGTGATGCGGGTCTCACAGGTCCCACCGGCGGTCAGGGCATTCCCGGTTCTGCCGGCTTGCAGACGATCCTACGCATGGACGGCAATGACGGCGAGGACGGGGCTCCCGGCTTCCCGGGCGCTATGGGTGCGCAGGGGCCGACTGGACCGACCGGCTTCAGCGCACAGGCGATTATGCTCCTCGACGGGCAAGACGGCGAGGACGGGGCTCCCGGCTTCCCGGGCACGCCGGGTGCAGCGGGGCCGACCGGGCCGACCGGGTTCAGCGCGCAAGCGATCATGCTGATCGACGGACAGGACGGCGAGGATGGCCCGCCCGGCTTCCCAGGTAATCCTGGCGCGGCCGGTCCGACAGGCGCCGTGGGGGCAACGGGGCCGACCGGGTTCAGCGCGCAAGCGATCATGCTGATCGACGGACAGGACGGCGAGGATGGCCCGCCCGGCTTCCCAGGTAATCCCGGCGCAGCCGGCCCCACCGGCGCTCCTGGTGCGGCGGGCTCCCCCGGCTTGCAGACGATCCTGCTGATCGACGGACAGGACGGCGAGGACGGGGCTCTCGGTTTCCCGGGTCCCATTGGTCCGACCGGCCCGACGGGTCCAGCCAATCTGCCGATCGTCAACGTCGCCGCCGACAAGACCTTTGCTCTTAGCGACGCCGGCACTGGCAATTCACACACGTCGGGTACAGCGCACGCGTGGACGATCCCGCCGAACAGCAGCGTCGCGTTCCCCGTTGGCTCGGTCATCACGATGATCGTGCCGACTGCGCAAGGCGTGATTACGGTTACTCGCGGCGCTGGCGTCGCGCTTTATCTCGCCGGTGTCGCGGCGACCGATGCCAATCGCACACTGACTGCTGTTGCAATTGCTTCGATCGTGAAGATCGCCACTGATGTGTGGGTCATCAACGGGACCGGCGTAGGATGATCCCCGGGCAACTCCTCGTGACGTACAAAAGAACGGCCGTCGTGCCGCTCGTAACGACGTTCGACACGGGGTCCGGCAACTTTACTGTGCCTGCCTACAACACGCTGACGATCGAGTTGTGGGGCGGTGGCGGTGCGGGAACAGGTATGGCCACGCCGACGACCGTCACGACCGCGCAGAGCGGTGTCGCGGCCGGTTCGACCACTTCCACAACCTATAGCTTGACCGCAGGCGGCGGCTTCGGCGGTACGGGTGATGCCGCGGGACCTGTCGCGGGTAAAGCCGGCGGCCTTGGCGGCACTGCCACCGGCGGCAACACCACGAATACGAACGGCAATCAGGGCGGCATCTCTGGCACGAGCGGGCCGGCGGTCAACGGCTTCGGTGCAGGCTCGCCGAATGGCGGCGGTAACGTGCAGAACACGAACGGCGCCAATCTAACCCCAGGCACAACCGGAAGCATTCCCGGCGGCGGTGGCTCGGGTGCTCGCTCGAACGGCGTCGGCATCGTCCCTGGTGGTGGCTCGGGTGCCTACGTCAAGCACGTCTTCACGTTTGGTGCCGGCGGCGCCCCCGCGATTGGGGCGCTAATTGCTTACGCCGTCGGCGCCGCGCAGGCTGGGTCTGGCGCCTCTGCCGCAGGTGGGTCGGGCCGCATAGGCCGGGCCCGGTTCACCGTGGCGTAACCAATCCTTAATCGTCTCGGCCTAAACGAGGAACAACGGAGAACACGATCATGGCAGGCACAGTTAAACGTACATTCGGTCCGGTGGCGCTCTCGAACACGCTCACCACGAACGTCTACAACAACACCTCGGCGCTGATCTACGACGTGATCAAGCACATCCACATCGCGAACAAGACCGCGGGTGCTGTGACGTTCTCGCTGTGGCTGGGTGCTACTGGCGCGAACGCGGCCGGCACCGAGTTGTTTACTGCGGTCTCGATCCCCGCCAACAGCTACTTCGACTGGTATGGCAACCTCAAGATGACCAGCACGGACTTCCTCGTTGGCGGCGCCAGCGCGGCGACCTCGCTGACCATCACCGGTGAGGGTGAACAGTTCGTCGTGTAATCGAGGGTCGATATGAAGCAGGCCCCGATTATCAAACGACCTATCCAGCGGGTCATCTCCAAGCCGCCCCTCAACCGGCGGCTTGTGAAGCCGGAGATCAACCGCGTCATCGTGCGCGACCCGAGGAAATAAATGTCCCTGCTGGGTCGCAACATCATCCAGGTCGTCGAGCGCAAGCGATACTATGTCGACTGCGACGTCTGGCTTGCCGAAGGGGAAGTCCTCGTCGGGATCGCGGCAACCGTCGACAGCGGCGACGCTATCTGCGACGGCGTCAAGATCGACCAAACCAACCGCGGCTTCTACTATTACGTCAGCAACGCCAGCATCAACGATCTCTTCAACATCATCTTCGAGCAGACGACGTCGTTCGGCCAGCGCCAATTTGACCACGTCCAATTCCAAGTGGGCACCAACGGGGGCTTCACTTCCGACGCTGACACGTCCGAGATCATGCTCTCGATCGTCGGTCCAACTGGCGCGGGCGCGACTGGTCCGACCGGCGCGGGCGCGACTGGCCCGACCGGACCCGCCGCCGGACCGACTGGCGCGACCGGATCGACTGGCGCGACCGGACCGACGGGCTTAGGCGCGACAGGTGCGATCGGCCCAGCGGGCGTCACAGGCCCGACCGGGTTCAGCTTGCAGACGATCCTTACAATTCCAGGTAACGACGGCGATGACGGCGAGCGCGGCTTCCCAGGCCCGGCCGGCGCAACTGGTCCGCTTGGTCCGACCGGGTTCAGCGCGCAGGTTCTTGTCCGCATGGATGGCAACGATGGCGAGGACGGTCCCCAAGGCTTCCCCGGACCGGCCGGCGCAACTGGTTCGCTTGGTCCAACCGGCGCGACGGGTCCAGCCTCCGCGGTTGGCTTGTTCAGCGTAGATCGCAACGGCACGAACCAGACCGGACTGACGTCAGGCATCTACAATAAAATCTCCTTCACCAACGAAGTGAAGGACGCGAACAACTGGTTCGATAACGCGACGAACTTCCGATACACCCCGCAACAAGCAGGCACATACCTGATTGTCCTGAGTGTAGCCGCTAACACCGGGACCGGCGGAGAAACGGCTCAGGCTGCCATCTACAAGAACGGCAGCGTGGCCAAACTATCCAACTACATGAACATAACCGGAGCGGGGGGTTGGGTTACTGAGGTTGTCGCGTACATCACTCTCAACGGCACCACCGATTTTATCGAGGGGTTTGTTTGGATGCCTGCCGCCGTCACCACGCTATTGGGCACAACAACAAACACGTTCATGGGCGGCCACCGAGTGGGCGACTAAACCATTCCTTAATGCGTTTCGCGGGATAACGGGCTATGAAGCTCGCCCGCAAGCCACACACCGCCGGCGCCAAAACCCGGTACGAAGTCGACTACAGCAACTGGCTTGCTGAGGGCGACACGTTGGTGGCTGCCAGCTGCACGGCCGTCGTCACGTCCTCGTCGGAAGACCCCACCGATGCCGTTGTCGAGGACGTCCTGGTCATGTCGCAGCATCTTTACTTTTCCGTGAGCGGCGGGGTCCTTAGCGAAGTCTTTACCGTGACGGTAACAATCGTGGACACGCGCGACGAGCTTGAGACCGACACGGTCGAGTTCTTCGTTATCGCCCCCTAAAAGGAACACACCATGGCCCCATGGGAACCAGCAGCAATTCGCCACAAGAACCCCGGCGCGATGTGGCCCGGCAGGATCGCCACAAAGTGGGGGTCGAAGAAGTGGGTCTATCTCAACGACGGCACCGGTCAGGGCGGCGGCGGTCACGGCAACAAGATCGCCACGTTCGAGAACTGGAACGACGGCATCTGCGCGCAGCTTGATCTGTGGCGCAACTCAGTCAATTACAAAAACCAGCGCTTCGCCGACGCCATCGCCGTCTGGTGCGGCCACAACCATGTGGGCGAGTATATCGCGCACGTGAAGCGTCTCATCCCCGGGATGAACGAGAACACGATCATGAACGATGCGTTCTGGCGTGGTCCGAACGGGCTTCGGTTCCTGCAGGTCCAGGCCGCGCACGAAGCCGGCAAGACCATGCCCGTGCCGCAGGACGTATGGGTCGCCGCACAGAAGCGTGCGCTGTCTGGCGTTCCGACTGCGAACACTGTCATCAAGGGCGCTGGCTCCGTTGTCACCGGCACCGTCACCGGCACGCTTACCGGCGTGCAGGGCGGCCTCAGTCTGGGCACTGCGCTCGTCATCGGTCTCGTTGTCGCTGTCGTCGTGTTCCTCGTTTGGAAGTTCCGGCCCGAGAAGGCTGAGAAGCAGCTGCCGGCGACCCCCGTGTCGCCGACGCCTGTCATCGTCGGAACGTCCGAGGAGAAACCAGAATGAGCACCCCCGTCTTCCTCGCGCTGACGGTCCCGGGTTTTCTCGTGACGTACTGGCTGTTCATCCGGCCGGTGCTCAAGGCGATGCCCGCGTTCAAGTCTTTCTACGACACCGCCGAGGGCTTCTGGCAAAAGGTGTGGGCAGTGTGCGGCAACTCCGCCGTGCTCGCGTTCCACTACTTTATTCAGGTGCTCAGCTGGTGCCTGCAGTGGATCGACCCGATCGCCACGTTCTTCGGCGATCCCGATCTGCGCGCGCAGCTTGAAGTGACACTTAAGGCGGACCCGAAAATCCTCGGCTACGTGCTGATGGCGATCTCCGCCATCACGATCGCCGCGCGCGTCCGCACCCTCCTGCCGAAGGATGATGACTGATGTTTGGGCTCGCAGGGATCATTGCCGCCATTATGCCGCTCGTCACAGCGGGCATCACCGCGTACACGAAGTCGAAGGACGTTGCCATCAGCGCTATCCAGGCGTCAGGCACAATCGCGGCTGCGCAAGCGCAGGCAATGTCGCTGTGGATCGGGCACCCGCTCTCTCCGCCCTCGATCATGTGCTACGCGATCGCGTTCCACTTTACCAAGGCGCTTGTTTGGGACCCGCACCTTTCGCTGTTGATATATGGCGTGACAGGGTTCACGCCGCATCTCATCGGAGGCACGCAGGAGATCGCCATGATCGTCGTGTCTGGCATGTTCTTCGCCGGTATCGCCAACATCATCAGACGCTAGGGGGCTACCATGTTCAAGCTGGTCGCAATCATCTTCGTCCTCTCCGCCGGCGCTCCCGAAGAGACCGGCACCACCATGATCCACAAGACGAAGTTCGACACTGAGGCGGCCTGTCAGGCCTATAAGACCTCGGACGCCGGCCTCAAGTCACAAGCTGTCATCAGCTTCCTGCTCGCGCGCGAGAGCGCGAACGAGGGCCAGTTGCTCGCCGCGCGCTATGAGTGCCAGCCGGTGACGGCTGAAGACGGCGCCATATGAGCAGATTAACGAACCGTAAAGAACCCACGGATACGGTCCCCTTCACCGAGGGCCGTTCTAAGCGTGCCGACCATGGCGCGCATCCAGCCGCGTCAGGTGGCGCACAGAAAGCCTATGAAGGAGAAGACAATGGAAGCACCCCAGCAGGAAGTAACGGAGAAGACCGAGCAGATGGATGACGACGCCGACGCCGTCATGGAAGCTGCGATGTCCAAAGTAGCCGAGAACCAGGGTAGCGTGCGCGCTGCCGCCGACGCCGAAGAGCGAGCCATGGCTGAACGTGTGCAAGGCGCGAGAGCCGCCGAGCGCGCAGCCGAGCAGATGGAAGCAGCCCAACGCCCTGAGGTAGTCGAGGAAGAGCCGCAGGACATCGCCAGCATCGCTGCGCGGGGTCGTGAGTATCTGATGGACCGCATGCGCCAGCATCAAGAAGAGCAGACCGCTCGCGAGGTTGGCTACGTGCCGCCGCCCATGTCAGCTGGCATGCGCGACCGCATCAACGAAGAACTTGAAGCGGGTCGCAAGACCCAGGCCAAGCACGAAGCGCAGAAGGCCAACCGGCCGGCGCCCGACATCAACGAGAACGAGCGCAAGGCTGAAGGCAGCAACGCCCCGGTCATGCGCCCAGGCAACATGGTGACCGACCCCCGAGCCCCGTCGGGTAAAGAAGGTCTGCGAGCGCAACGCCAGTGAGGACTAGATGGCCGGGGGTAACGACAGCTTCGCATTGCACCGCTTTGGCGGCATGTTTCCGGCGATGGATGATCTCCTTCTGCCGGACGGTCAGGCTGCCAGTTCGACTAACGGGTACCTGTTCTCAGGTGCCTTAGAGCCGTGGCGCAAGGCGAAGCTCCTCCGGGAAACTACCCTGACCTCGCCGGGCTTCGTGTACCGGCTCCCGCGCAAGTCGGACAGCGTAGCGACGGCAACGATCTACATCGCCTCGCTGCCGCCTGAGGGTGCGCAACTCGTCCTTGGCGAAGAGACCTACACTTTTACCGCCACGGTAAATGATCCCTACAGCGTCAAGATCGGCGCCACTCGCGCCGCTTGCGCCACCAACCTGCACGCCGCCTTCACCTACGACGACGGCGCCGGAACCAACAATGGAGTTCTATACGGTGATGGCACATTGGCGAACCCCGCAATCGACGAAGTCGCCGATCTGGCGACGGATGATCCCCGCGTCACTGTGTACGCTCCGGAGGCAGGTGCTGCGTATAACACGACGAATGTTTCCTCGACCGACGCCAGTCTGGTCTGGAAGTACGGATCAAATGTCACCACTACCCTCCTCGGCGGAGCCAACATCTCCCTCGAAACCGACATCACCGGTGACAGCACATGGTTGGAATTTGCTGACCCCTATACTGATGTTATCCGAAGTCCAGTTGTGGATGATCAGTTCGACCGCTTCTACTATGCGAGCTCTTCTGAGCCCCCCAAGTACAACACCAGGGAGCGCATCGAAGCGGGCGAACACCCATGGCTCCTCGGCGTCCCCGCCCCCGGCTGCGAACCCGCCGTTGAAGTAAGCGGCGGCGGCGACACCGCGACGATCGGCTTCCCGACCAGCATCACGACTGCGACGGGCAACCCCGGCTCGAACGTGCTCTACCTGATCCCGATCCGGCCGGCCGGCGCGCAAATCCTGAATGACGTGACGGCTCTCGCTGCCGGCGACTTCCTCACCGCGCGCTTCACGGCTGTGCTCTATGACGATCTCGCCGGCGTCCCGCATACGCTGCTCAACGTCGGCACGCAGGTAGAGAGCATCGTCACTGGGCAGGAAGTCGCCTCGCTCTTCACCAACCCCACCGGGTTGCTGATGAACGTGCAGTACTGGATCGGCTTCATGGTCGACACCGCGGTCGAGTGGCAGAAGGCCAATAATACCGGCTCGACTGGCGGCGTCAGCTTGAACACCTACTCGAACGGCCCGCCCCCGATCATCCAGAACTTCATCGCCGGCTTCCCTGAGCTTCAGGTGTGGGGCAATCTCACGACGTCGAGCGTGCTCAGCGCGCGCAGCTACGTCTACACCTACGTGTCTGAGTACGGCGAGGAAGGCCCGCCGTCCCCAGCGACCGTGATCGACGGCTGGTCGAACGGCACGTGGACCGTGGGCCTGTTTCAGCCGCCGCCGGATCAGTTGGGGGTCACCCGCAACCTGAAGAAAATCCACCTCTACCGTACCGTCACCGCGCAGACAGGCGCGACGACGTATTACTTCGTTGCAGAACTCGACATCACCACTGATGTTTACACGGACATCATCACGGATGACGTAGTGGTCACGAACAATCAACTTCTCAGCCAGCTATGGACACCGCCCCCTGAGACGTTGCAGGGTTTCGTCGTCCTGCCAAATGGTATCCTTGCCGGATGGAAGGGGAACGAGCTCTGGTTCAGCGAGCCGTACCGGCCGCACGCGTGGCCGCCCAGCTACGTCCTCACGACGGAGTACCCGATCGTGGGCCTTGGCGTGTCCGGCAACTCCGTGATCGCGGGTACCAATGGCGCCCCCTACATCGCCAGTGGCGTCTCGCCCGGCGTGATGACGGCGACCAAGGTCGAGAACAGCGAGCCGTGCCACTCGCGCAACTCGATCATCGGTAACAACGACGGCGTCTACTATACCTCGCCGAACGGCCTGATCCTCGTCACCCAGTACGGCGAGGTGAAGAACGCGACCGAGCGCTGGATCACCCGTGAGAGGTGGCAGCAGCTTACGCCGCAGTCCGACGTCGGCGCGGCGTTCATGAACGGCCAGTACTACGCGTGGCAGATGGGCGGCGGTGACGCTGGGTTCACGATCGAGCTTACGCCGGGGGACAAGACGCCGGCGGGGCTGGGCTTCCAGCTGCTTGACAACGAGCTTGAGACGGGGATCGTCAACGTCATCGTGGACCCGTGGTCGTCGGTCACGATGCTGCTCACCGATGGCGAGGTCAACTATCTCGACTTCACGGACCAGGAGCCCGAGCTCTGCGTGGTTGACTGGTCCTCGAAGATTTTCCAGCGCAAGTACAAGCAGAACTTCGAGGCGATGCGCATCCTGTTCCAGGTGCCCCCGAACACGCCGACGCGCAACACCACGCGGCTCGAAGCTGACCTCGACGACCCGGTGTGGCTCGAACCCCTGCCGGAGGATCGCTACGGCTACATCCTCGTCTACGCCGCCAACGAGCTCGTCACCGCGCGCGAGATCAGGCAGAACCAGGAAATTCTGCGGATCACCTCGGACTTCAAGCACGAGAGTTGGCAGTGGCGGATCATCACACGGCTGCGCATCCGCACGCTGCAGGTGGGCACAAGCGTGAAGGGGCTGGCCAATGTCTAATCAGGGCCCCGTCTGCCATGTGCCGTCAGTCAACCAGCCGGCGACCCCGCAGACCCACGACCTACCGGGCCTCGGCGGGCCGCCACAACCGACGATCCAGTCGCTGATGCGCGCGGTCATCGACCTGCAGCGCGTCGTCCGCTCGCTGTCTGGGCAGCAACAGACCACGCGCCCGTCCAGCGACAAGACCGGCTCGAACGGCTTCAAGACCAAAGAAGATAAAAAGAAAGAGGAGCGGTGGACCGAAGAGGCGCGCGTGGTCGAGAAGGTCCGCGTCTTCCAGAACAACGACAAGACCAGCGACAACTGGGTCGACGTGGAGCAGATCAACCAGCTGAAGATGCGCGACAAGGTAACAGGCGAGCGTTGGGCTTGGGATCGAGAACGTAAGTAATGGCGGAAGACGCCCCATACAAAACGGATTTCTTCTCCGAGATCGTGGACGTCCACTTCGGCGGCGACGGACCGTATCTGTTCCTGTGGGCTGAGAAGCTGCACTTTGCTGGCCCTGCGTTCTCGCCCGCTACCACCGTACGCATCGAGAACAGCAGCGGCTTCACTGTGCCGAGCCGCACGCTGATCTCTCCGTCCCTGACCATCCAGGCCGCGGCCGGTGGCCCGGGTGGCACGACACGCATCAGCAACACGTTCACCCGCGACATGCAGCGCAACTACGACACATGGATGGGCGCTAACGCGATCTACGCGGACGCCGGCGCCCCCGCCGACAAAGACATGCACTCCTACATTGCGTTCAACATCGGACGCCACTCGAAGACGCAGGTCCGGTTCAACCTCCGCTACGTCTCGACCGCGGAGAATGGCGAGTTCATTTTCTGTGTTGGAACATTCCGTAAGGCCTTCGGGGTTGCCTATGCGCACGGGACCGGCGTGGGGACTTCTGAAGACGGCCTGAACGTCATCGTCGACAAGCACGGGACGCGCGATCTGATGGGTAATCAGTTCGTTGACCCCGCCTACGCCGTCGGCTTCCAGCGCCGCCAGTTCGCCGGCGGCATCGCCAATCAGGTCTACAACATCACCGCGGACCCCAAGACCCTGGCCCTGTCGGTTTCCCCGTCTTAACGGCTCCTTAAGGGGGTCAGCGGTAGCCCTAGAGCACCTATTGGGGATTGACCATGTCCACTTCCACCTCCTCGGGCTCTAGCTTTAGCAACAGCGAACCGACGTTCCTCGAAACGCCGGAGAATGCCCTGATCAACCAGCTGTCTGGCGTGGCCGCGGGCCTCGCGCAGCAGATGAACCAGTGGGCACAGGCGCAGTTTGCGAAGACCTCGCAAGTGACGGACCAGACGGTCGGAAACTTTTTTCAAGTTTCGCAAAAGATGTTGGGCTTCTCGAATGGCCTGACTGACCAGTATAACAACCTCTTCGCCCCCGAGAACGCGCAGCTGATCGCTGACGCCAACAGCTATGCCTCGCCCGAACGCATGGCCGTCAACATGGGTATGGCGGGCGCGACGCAGGCTCAAGCCGGCGAAGCCGCGCTGCGCAACAGCGAGCGCGATCTCCTTTCGTACGGCATCGACCCCTCATCCGGCCGCTATGCGGCTCTGGACAAGGCGGGAGAAATTCAGAACGCGGCGAACATCGCCGGCGCCGAGAACATGCAGCGCAACGCGGACGTCGCCACCGGGCAGCGCCTGCGCAGCGAGGCGGTCCAGGTCGGCGCCCAACTCCCTGCCGCGATCGCGAACACCGCGAACACCGCGATCCAGGCCAACACCGGTGCTAGCAATGCTAGCTTGGCGAACGCCAACACCGGCGCGAACATGAACCGGCTGGCCAACGAATATATGAAGACGGCGATGGATATTAAGTTGCCCCCCACCGGTCAGCGCTCGACGGGCGGGTCCAACCAGTCCGGAAGCTCGCACTCCCCCGATCGAAACAGTGATGGCAGCGGTGGCAGCGGCGGGCGCGGTCAAGGTGGCCAGCAGCCCGGCGGTGGCGGCGGCTACGGCAGCGGTGGCGGCAGTCCTGCGTGGATGCCGCAGCATGGCAACGGTTACGGCAACACCAGCGGTGGCGGCGGGCGCGGCACATACAACACTGGACCCGGCTCGCGCTTCATGCAGTTCGGCGACGGCCAGCCGGATAGCGCCGGCTACGGCATGGAGCCCTACGGCAACCCGGATATGTTCGACTATCTCGACCACGAGTATGGCTTCGGCGACATCAGCGGTGGCTACGGCTCCGTCGGCCAGCAGCAGTACGATCCGTTCGAGTACGGCGGCTCCAATCCGTTCTCTGACAGCGGCTTCGGCCAAGAGTACGACTACGGCGGGGCGAACCAGACGTTCAACGGGATCGGCGACGACTACAACAACATGGGGATGGGCAACCTCAGCTACGATCCGCAGGCGAACGCGGTCGACACGGGCTGGGACCAGACCTACAACGACGTGCCCGCCTGGGGCGGCAACACATCGAGCTACCAGTCCTATGACAACTATGGCGGTGGCGGCGACCTCTTCGGCGCCAACTACGGTGACGGTGGTGGCTACGACAGCTATTCGAGCGAGAACTATTATGCTGCCGGCGGCCAAGTGCAGCCGCAGGCGCCGCAGTCTCCCCGCATGGTCCCGCCGCAAGCCTCGCCCTCGGGCGGGATGCGTCAAGACGACGTGCGCGCGAACGTCGGCGTCGGTGAGTTCATCGTTCCGGAAGACGTCGCTCGATGGAAGGGCGCGGAGTTCTTCCACAACCTGATCGCCAAGTCGCGCAAGACGCGCGCGACCTCCGGCATCGGGGGTAAACCCATGCCTGCCGGTGATCCGCGCAGCAAGGGTCCGCCCACGTTCTCGACGAGGTAACCATGCCCAAGAGCTTTCAAGAGGACGGCGCAGCAGGTGCTGGCGACAGCGGAGGCGGGTACAACCCGAACCCCACCGGTGGCGGCTTCAATGGCGGCCGCACGGTCTCTGCCCCCCTGGCTCCACAGCCTGAGGAAGCAAACGGTCGGGCGATCTACACCGATCCGTTCCGTCACGACAGCGGCTTCCTGAACACGGGTCCCCTGCCGCGTGGCTCCGGGTTCGCTGACACGCCGGAGCAGATGGCCGGCTTGATCCAGACCGGCCCGCTTCCGCCCGGCGCCGGTGCGCCCGACACGCCGGAGCAGATGGCCGGCCATTGGGGCACGGGGCTTCCGCCCGGCGCTGGTGCTGGCTTCATGTTCGCTGCCGGCGGCGAGGTAGGCGCCAACGAACAGTTCGGCTTCGATCCCATGGCTGCGCAGGGTGACCTGATCGAGCGGCTCGCTGCAGCGCGCGCGACCGTCACGCAGGCCCTTCAATTCGGCCGCAAGCAGAACGGCCTCGAACAACTCGCAGGCCTCAACCGCATGCCGACCGCCCCGGGCAACCAGTCCGAGAGCGGCGCCCCGCGCGAGCGTCCTTTCCCCCGGCTTGAGCCCACCCAGAACCCGTTCGGTAAGCGGGCTGAAGGAGCGATCCCGGATGAGGATGACGCTGATGAGCCTGTGGGCTTCAATCCGTCCCAGAGCGAGAGCGGTGCTCCGCGCCCTCCGCCCGGCCCCGGCACTCTCCCGCCTGCGCCTGTCCCGTTTGGCAAGCGTCGTCAGTTCGGCGCCGCGGAAGCGCCGGTCGAGGAAGAGGTAGCATCGGCGATCCCCGAGGAAGATGAGGAGGTCGCGTAATGGCCGGCAACTATGAAGGCCTCGATTACGAGGACACCGAACTCAACCCCGCCATGGGCGCCATCCCGGAGCCGGTGGATGAGCCTGCGATCCCGGAAGGTGACGCGCCGACAGGTGCTGCGCCGGCTATCCCTGACGGGCTGGACGAGAGCGCGGGCCTCGACATGCGCAAGCGCCGCGACCCCAACGCCACGCCGACGTCAGGCCTCCTCGCCGACGCCGAGAACACCGCGCCCGTGCAGGGCATCCGCAAGCTGGTGAGCTATCTCATGGGAGGCGGCTCCGCTCCGCCACAGGAGGCGCAACGTGCTGTCGCTGAAATTAAGCAGACTAATCCCGGCATTAGTGACGACGATGCTAATCTGCTGGCTGTCCATCAGGCTGGTCAAATGGGCGGTCCGGGCGCTGCCTGGGGAATGGTCCAGTATAACCGCACAGCTTACAACGCAAAGCAGAGCTTCGCTAAGGCGGCTCTCAACGGCATTGACGGCAAGGCTGGCGATTTGGCTGCCGCCGCTGACGCCGCAACCAAGGCTGGCGCGCACGTCATTGATGGGTCGACTGCGGTCTTCTCTGCCGGACCGGGCGGAATTACCGCCACGGTAACGGACCCGCAGACCCGCGAGCGGCAGCAGTATAACCTCACGCCGCAGCAGTTCAGCGAGTACCTCGACGTCGGCAAGGTCGGCCAGTGGGACAAGGTCATGGCGCAGGGCATCGGCCCGACGCTGACCGGCATCACCAAGAGCACTGGACCACAAATGGGACAAATCGGCAATTTGTCCGCGCCAACTCAACCTGAGCAATCCAATTTCGGAACGACGCCGTCGACGCTCGACCTCTCGGGGGCCCCCAAGGGTGATCTCCGCGGGTACAAGCCGCTCGACTACAGCGCGATCGACGACCCGAAGTCGTCGCTGATTGCGCGCGCCAACCAACTGTTCCCGTCCGTGTCGCAGCAGGAGCAGCGCACCGCGTGGATCGCTGCGCAGTCCGAGCGCGAGGACGAGCGCGAGAACAAGCTCGGCGTCGCCAAGGCTGGACAGGAGGGTCGCCTTCAGGTCGCCCGGGAGACCGGCACGCATCGGGAGAACGCTGCGCAGACCCGCGCCACCGGAGAGGTCGCCAAGCAGACCATCCGCAGCGAGGGCAATCTCGCAGTCGCCGACAAACAGGCGGAAGCCCGTGCGAAATCCGACCAGCAGAAGGCCGCGCAGTTCGCCGCCAAGCTGGAACAGCAGGGGCGCACCGCCGATGAGCGCGAGCGGGGCAAGATGGCTCGTGCCGAGATCATGAACCCGAACTTCCTCCTGCAGTCGGATGAGCAGCGGAACGCGGTGCTGAAGAAGTACGGCATCGGCACGAACACGCCGCAGGCACCGACGCCGGGAGCAGCCCCGCAAGGTGGCAGCGCCGGGCCGGTAAAGGTTTCTTCACCTAGTGAGGCTAACAAGTTGCAGCCGGGCACCGTGTACGTCACGCCGGACGGTCGAAAGTTTACGCGCTAACAGAGGTCCGAGATGGACGAGGAATGGCCGGGCGAAGCATGGCCGGGCGAAGAGGCTCCTGTAGCAGAGCCCACCCCAGCCCCGACGCAAGCGCAGGCAGCGCCGGCGAACGAGGAGCAATGGCCGGGCGAGCAGTGGCCCGGTAAAGAACAGCCCAAAGCAGAGAGCCTTCCAGGTACGTTCACGCGCGAGGCGCTTCACAGTGCTGTCCCTGCCGCCGGCGGCATGCTGACGGCTGGTGCGGCCGGTGCGCTGGCAGGCACGTTGGGCGCAGGCCCAGTCGGTACGTTCCTCGGCGGCCTTGCCGGCATGATCGTCGGCAGCATGGCTACGGACAAAGTCCAGGAATACGCTCTCGACCAGATCGGCTTCGACGACGCCGAGCAGCGCGCGGCCAATATGGCCGAGAACCCCAAGACCTCGTTCGCGGGCGGGCTCGCTCCTGCGCTGGCAACCATGTCGCCCGTCAAGGGCGTGCAGCTTGCGCAGCGCGGCATCGGCGGCGGACTGATGGGCGGCTTCGAGGCAGGACAGGAGTTACTCCATGACGACCATGTCGACCCGTTTAAGGTTGGTGCGTCTATCGTCGCGGGAGCCGCACTTCCAAAGGCAAATCGCGTTGGTGAGGCCTTGCTTAACACTGGCGCAAAGGCTGCGAACCGGATCGTACCCGGTCGGCCCGGTCAGCAAGCGAACCCTGCTGCAGTACCTGCGCAGGATGAAGCTGCCGCCTCGCAGCAACAGACGGTCACCGGGGAGGCTTCGCTCGCTCAAGACCCACCTCCCGTATCTGGTGAGACGACCGGCAATCCGCAGTCGGCTCCTTCGCGATCCGCGCGGACGTACCCTAAGGGCGATGTCGCAGAAACTCCGCGTGGGGATATTCTCTCTCAAGGAGACCTCCCGCCTGACGTTGCCCAGGCTCTACAAGCCTCTCTGGACAGCAATGCGCTCAAGCCCGAAACGCTGCCGGACCTCCCCCCTCAGCCGGACCCGTCGCTTCGCCAAGGGCTGAACCCCGGCGAAACGCTGCCGATCGAAACTGGAATTACAGAAGCTGCGTCCCAGCCGCAACAGGCGGTTAAATTACCCCGTGTTCGTCGGAATAAACCCCCTATCGAAACAGGCCTAGAAGAGGCAGCCGCGGCAAACGCTGGCGAGGCGCCGGCGATCGTGGGTGAGTTCACGACGTCGAAGGGCTCCACCTATCAGGTCCATCCGGACGGCACGACCACGCGCACCAAGGCTGCACGGCCCGATCCCGGCCACGAAGGGGATGAGGGTCTGAAGCCGAAGTCGGAGAAGACCTTCTACCTGACGAAGGAGCAGGCCGACGCGCTAGCTCCGCCGCAGGACAGCCGCTTCATGGTCATTGATAACGGCGACGGCTTCCTGTCGCTCGCCACGCCGGGCCAGGATGGCAAGTGGGGTATCGCACCGTCCCAGCGCATGGTGGGCCCGACCCACCCTGAGCCGGTCGAGGGTGCACACCCGCTCGAACTGTGGGGTCGCGGTAAGTCCGAGAAGACTGGCACCGTCGGCTATAGCGCGCTCCACTTCGGCAACAAGATCGAGTACCTCGGACAGAACAAGCCGAAGGACATGCGCGCACGGGCTGAGCCCACCGGTGAGTGGCGCAACCTCAGCCCGGACCAGCCTGCGCACCCGGTGCACGAGAAGATCAACACCGCCGCTGCCGATGTTCACCCCGATCCTACCCCCGGGCAAGGTGAGGCTGGCAACTATAAGAAGGGTCACCCGGGCCGCGTGTTCGGCCGCGAGTTCTCGATCGAGACCGCAAAGGGTGGCACGCGCAAGGACCTGAAGAACGACCCGCCGCAGTGGGAGGTCAAGGACTATCCGACGCATTACGGCGAGTTGCTGGGCACCAAGGGCGCGGACGGCGACCGGCTGGATTACCACCACGTCGGCACTGGCGATCGTCACTTCATCATCGACCAGCGCGATCTCGGAACGCGCAAGTTCGATGAACACAAGATCATGGGTTACGCCAAAGACGTCCACGATGCCGCGGACCACTACCAGCGCGGCTTCAATGACGGCAAGGGCGGAGACCGGCTGGGCTCGATCAAGGAGGTCAGCGAGGACGACCTGAAGGCATGGCTCGCCAAGCCCGGCAAGAAGAAAGACCCCTACGATCCTAACTTCAAACACCCTGAAGGCAGCGAGCCAGTCGCCACCGAGGGCGTCAAGCCCCTGCCGAAGGTCGTTACCGCCGCGGTAAATGAGCTTAAGGCCAAGGGCAACCACGAGGCCGCAGCCAAGCTCGAAGCCATGGAGCCGACCGAGCGCCTGAAGGTGGCGTCGCAGTTCGTCAACAAGACTGGGACCGAGCTCGCTCGACCGGATCGTATCCGCACGCCGGCGCCAACCGTCGAGGGCATCCTCAACGACCAGGGGCAGCCCGTCACTGCAAACTCAAAAGCATCTGCAGCGGCGAAGAGCGCCGACGTCAAGGTGATGAACGACGCATTCGCCAAGCACTTGCCCGAGGACATCAAGGTCCCGACCACGCCCGAGGAGAAGGCCGCGTTGCGGCAGCAGGCGCAGGACTTCCTCGACGCCACCAAGGACGTCACGTATCGGCCCGCGCTGAAGCACGCGCCCTACCTCTATGCTCGCGCGGCGAAGAAGCTCCTGACGGCGAAGAACCCGGCCGACAAGTCATGGCAGGAGTTCGTCGAGATCGCGCACCAGTTGAAGAACGGTGGCGAGACGGACGTGCGTCAGGGCCAGCGGATCAACGCCGACATCGAGCGCAGCCGTCGTAGTGGTGAGGATGCCCTCGCCGACGCTGAAAAGAGAAGCGCGAGTACCAACACTGTCGAAGATGAGATGATCGCCAATCTGGACGCGAAGCGCGCCGGCAAGGATCAGGGCTATCTCGACGTGCCGCACGAAGAGGCGGAGGGGATGGTCAAGCCGCAGGCCGTCACCGCCGAGAACGTCGAAAAGTTCGAGACCAAGACCGGCAAGCTCGATCTGGCGAAGCCCGCCGATCGTATGAAGCTGCAGAGCGACAGTGCTCAGCTGGCAGCGAACCTTGTCAAGGAAGCCAAGCGCGCGCCGCCGGTGAAGGAGAGCGAAGGTGGCGCCTCGCCGGTGCGCAAGATCAGTGTTGCCGGCGTCGATGTCGACGCGATTTTGGCGCGTGCTAAGAAGGCGGAAACGAAAAACAAAACCAGTGAGCATGCGGTCCGTGAGGATGAGCTTGGCGGTATCCACAGCGACAAGACTGCGCCGCGCGATAAGCTCGCCGAGTTCTGGAACAATGAGAGCGGTTCGCTCGACTATAAGAAGCTGACGCAGTCGTTCCGTTCCTGGGCCAAGCCGATCAACGAGTTCTACACCAAGACCTTCGGAGGCTTGACCAACGATCGCCAGTTGCGCCTAGACCCGATCCTCGCGCGGGCGCTCTCGCACGAGAGCTCGCAGATGGCTGAGAAGGCGCGGGCGCTGTACGACACGCGCTACTATCAGTGGCTCGACAACACCAGCGGCAAGGGTGAGCGGCTCGCCTACATTAAGACCATCGAGAAGCCCGAGCACGACACGCCGGCGAAACTCAAGCAGGCGTTCACCGACGCCGGCATCCCTGCCAAGAACATCGACTGGATGGTCGACGAGGCTATGTTCCATCGCAAGCTGATGGATGAGGTCTGGCGGCAGGACGCTGCGCACGGCTCCGACGCCGGCTACATCAAGAACTACGTCGCCCACATCTTCGACAACGCCAAGGTCGGCGGACAGACGGCTGACCAGTTCATCCACAACCGCGTACAGAGCCTGGGCCCGACGTGGTACCAGAAGGAGCGCGTGTTCGATCTGATGGAGGCGGCTATCAAGGCCGGCTTCAAGCCCAAGTTCGACAACCCGGTCGACATCCTCAACGCGCGCTGGACCGCCTCGATCCGTGCCAACACCATCGTGGCTGCGGCGCGCAATCTGCACGAGGCCGGGCTGGCGTTCCCGATCAAGGACCTGCCCGAGACCCACAAGGGTCTATTGAACGCGTGGACCTATAAGCGCCAGCTACCCGATCGCCAGCAGTGGGTGTTCTCGCCCGACGCTGCGCTGCTCTGGGAGAACTCCATTGAGCCGCACGGTCTGTCCGAGAACAAGTACAAGCCGGGCTCGGTCTACCGCGCGTGGATGCAGGTCAAGAACTTCATGGTGCCGGTACAGCTGATGCTGTCGCAGTTCCACGCCTTCCACGTCGTGGCCAACATCATGCCTGCGCAGGCGCTTTACAACGCGATGGAGCGCAGCCGCGGCGACGGCAAGTGGTTCAAGAATTTCGGGCAGGCGGCGAAGGAGATCGCCAGCGATGGCGCGTTCGCCGTGCCCATGTCCGTGCCTGTGCTCGGCAACTTCCTCCACGCCAAGGGCTATGGCGACAAGCACATCGGCCGCGGCATCCAGGAAATCTGGCGCATCCCCGATGCCGAACTCAGCGGCAACGAGGTGATGGTCAAGAATATGTTCAAGGAGGCGGGAGCGTCACCTTACCAGTCACACGAGGACGTCATCGGTGCCAAGCGCAAGTTCGCTGAGGCGGTGAACAAGATGTCCGAGGACCCGGGCCTGCTCGCTGCCGGCAAGGTCGCGATCAAGGGACTTCAGCGGGGCATGGAGCTCCTGCAGGAGCCGCTGTTCAAGCACACGATCCCGGCGCTGAAGAACGCCGCGTTGCTGCGTAGCTTCCAGACTGCGCTCACCAAGGACCCCACGCTGGCGTCGAACCCGACGATGCGCCAGACGGTGTTCCGTGAGCTCGCCAAGGACATCGACGATCGCTTCGGTGAGATGTTCTACAAGGGTTTGTTCTGGGACAAGACGCTCAAGGACGTCGGCATCGGCTCGATGCTGTCGTTGTCGTGGAACCTGGGTCAGGTGCGTCAGGTCGCCGGCGCCGCCGCGCAAGGTACGCGCATGGTCAGGAACGCCCTTGGCATCAACGACGGCTCGAACCTGCGCAAGGCGCGCGAGGAGGCCTCGAACAAGATCGGCTTCGTCTCGCTCTATGCTGGGCTCTCCATGGTTACCGCCGGCGCCATCACCTGGGCGCTCACTGGCGAGCGACCGAAAGAACTCACCGACTATGTGTTTCCGCGATCTGGTCACATCGACCCGGAGACAGGCCATCCGCATCGCCTGACCTCGCCGTTCAACACGCGCGAAGTCATCATGCTGAAGGCGCACGCTGACGAGCACAACTCCTGGGTCGGCGGAGCGATGCAGCTGCTGTGGAATAAGATGATCCTGCAGCCGGTCACCGAGCTCTGGACCAACCGCGACTTCTTCGGGCGCGCGCTCTACGACACCAACGCCCCGGCATGGAAGGCGACGCTGCAGGGTATCGACAGCGTCCTCGGCCGCTCGCTCTCGCCCATCTCGATCAGTGGCGCCGACCGTGCCAAGCAGCAAGGTCTCGGTGTGAAGGGGCAGGCGCTCTCCTACCTCGGCTTCGGCCCGGGTCCCAAGTACGTCAACGAGACGCCGTTGGAGCGCCGCATCAACCACCTCTCGCACACCTACGCGCCGCAGCACCGGCCGTATGAGTACGGTGAGAAGACCGGCGCGGGCCGTGGGCTCGTGCAGGGGGCAGTCCGCTACTTCGCCGAGGATGAGACCAAGAGCGAAGCACGGACGTCCGCACGCAACGCCCTGAACCAAGCGCGCACCGCCGGCGACAGCGAGGCCGAGTTGGAGGCCCGCCGCAAGATGGTCACCAAGGGGGAACTGTCCTCGCGCATCGTGAGCAAGATGGTTCCCGGCCGGCAGTTCGAGGGTGAGTTCGGGCGGCTCCCCAAGGAGGAGCAGCTGGCGGTCGCTAAGACTATGTCAAACGAGGAGTTTCAGCGCTTCGTCATGACCAATAAGGACGTACCGCGGGCCAACCGTCTGGCGCTGATGCAACAGTGGGCCGCGCAACGGAATGTTAAGCCTTAAGGGGTCATCGTTCCCTTCGGACAAGGAGAAAATCATGGCTGGTTATTCAAAGGGCGAGAAGCCCCGTAATCTCGAAGCGGCGTGCGGTGGGGGCGTTCTCGGGCGCGTCCGGTCCTTCATCAAGGACCACCCGGAAGTGGGCCAGATAGGCCCGGAGAACCCGCAGGACTACTCCGCAAAGGATGCGCACACCAAGCGCACCGGCGACAAGAGCCTGCCCGCGATCAAGCCACGGTCGTAATTACCGTGGCGGTAAACGAACAAGATTGCCCCCACAACTTGCCGGATTTTCTGTGTCGGCGCTGCCACCCGGAGCTTGCGAATGACCACCATCGCGTACAAGGACGGGATCATGGCGTGCGACAGCTGCTGGTCGGAGAACAAGGCGGTGGACACGCTGCAGACAAAGATCGAGCGGCTCCCATCGGGGGCGCTGCTGGGCTCGGCGGGTGACAACGACAACCGCCAGATGAAGCGCCTGTTCGTCAACGTGAAGACCCCCGCCGCCCTCCCAGACAAAGCCGCCATCCTCGCCATTCGCTGCGAGTACGCCGGCATCCTCGTCCTCCCCAAAGGGCGTGTGTTCAAAATCTCAGCCACCCATATGAGCGAGGCCCACTGGGGCGCCGACTTCGCCGACGACGTCGGCCTGTGGGAGATCAGCGGACCGTTCTGTGCGATCGGTACCGGCAAGGAGTTCGCGCTGGGCGCCATGGCGGCCGGCAAGGACGCGGTCGAGGCGGTTCGCATCGCCTGCCGTTTCGACATTAACTCCCGCCCGCCTGTCCATCAGGTGGCGCTGAAGAGGAGTGCAAAATGACCCGTGTCATGCCGTGGCTCGCACCGCTCCTGGTGCTGCTCTCACTCAGTGCTTCCTTCGGAAACGTGCGGCCCTACGCCAGCGGAAACGTATCCACTGAGTGTGGACCCAACCGATGAACCTCTGGTGTCTTGCTTTCGCGCTGATGTTCGCGCTCGACATCGTGTGGGCTCTCTACACGCAATCAATGGTGGCGGGGCAGGCGGTGCGGGCGTCGTCATATGCCGCGGCGATCCAGTTGTTCACCGGGGCTCTGGTGCTTGAATACACCAAAGACCCGATGCTGTTGATCCCGGCTGGACTGGGGGCGTTCGCCGGGACCTACGTGGTTATAGCTGACCCGTTTCGACCAGCGCGCGAATGGCTGAGGGCTCGCCTTTCGGGTGGTCACAAAGCTCCACCAGAAAACGTGCAGCCATAGCGCCGGTCTGCACTGCTTCCTTGAGACCGGCCCCGGTGTAGGCTGTGTCTGCCTTCACACAATCCCAGAGCTCGTCGGCCTCCTCCTGTAGCACCGCGTAGCCCTCATGTGCGTTGTTGAACGTACCGGGGTGCTTCATCCACGCGCGAACTACTTCCTCTTCAATGAGCCGCATTGCTCGCTGCAACCGCACTATCTTCAATTGGACGTCCATGCTCTTCACCTTCTGGGGTTAGCCCGGTATCGACGGCTGACGCGCTCATGCCGACGCTCGCACCGAGGTCTCGGTTGTTGACAGACTGCGAGTTCATCATGTCGGTCAGGTCCTGATGGCCCGCGACATTGATCGTGTAGACGTACTCCTGACCGCCGCCCAGCTGCGTGCCGGCGCTGAGTGTCTTGCGTTCGAGGACCATCTTGTAGAGCTTCTTGAAGGACTGCATGACCGACGTCGCCGAGACAGGCGGCGTCTGCCGGTCACACCACCTCTTGAACGACTTCACTGACATCCGCAGGGTCTTGTCGCCGGTGTCCCAACGCACCTCGATGCCGTGCGGCAGGGGGGCGTTCGCCCACGGGCGGATGTAGGGGATGTGGGTGGCCTTGCCGGCACCGGGGGGCGAGCTCTCGCACCAGATGGTGGACATCGTGTGGTCCTTGAGGAACCCCGTCAGGTAGTCCTCGGCGTAGGTGATGGCGTTGGGGGAGACGTTGGCGTCGACGCGGCCCGTCTTGTTCTGCTGGTAGACGTCGAACAGGAAGGCCTGCATGGCGGGGAGATCGAACCCGACGTTGAGCTTGTTGGCGAGTTCCGCGCCGACGAGGAGGGCGCCGACGATCCCGATCCAGAAGCGATCTTCTTCAGTGGGGAGCAGCTTGGCTTCAAGGTCTTGGAGGACCACGTTCATCCGCTGCTGAACAGCGACATGGTTCTGACCGAGCATCTTCGCGTATTCTAATCCGACATTGCCAAAGTTGTGGTGGAGATCGAGCAGAGCCTGGGAGGCGGTGGATGGCGACACACGGCCGACTGGGTTGGCGACTGGGTTGATCTGGTATTCCAAGACGCGGTTGAGGCCAGCGGTGTGGGTCTGCTGCTGCTTAGCGACATACTCTTTGAAGCAGAGGTTGGAGTTGATCGAGATCAACGTCGACCACGTGCCCTTTTCGCGCCGGTCGGTGTT